AAGTATTCCTATGTGATAGAGGACGTCAGCATCGTCCTTGTCAATTGCGTTTGCTTCAAAGAGAAGAGGCAGTGCCTCTCTGTGTTTGCCTTCTTGCCTTGCGGCAAGGGCAAATTCTACGTATTGGTTCAACTGTTGTTCCTCTGTATGCGTGGTTAAATGCCGAGGCCGTATGGCTGGCGTGATACATCGTCGTCATTCATCTTTGGATCAGGATGTGTGAACTTCCAGAAGCCCATGACCCTTCTTCCTGGCTTGTCACCGTTCTCAAGTGCTGTTGCAACCTTCATGAGTTGCTCCTCTGTCATGTCATCGAGGTGCCTCTTTCCCGTTAGGTCATACGTCCACTGCATGAATTCCTTGTCTCCGTCCCAATTCACGCCCATTCTTTTTGCTATTCTGTGTATGTTTTCAACGGTCATTTGGTTCCTCCTTCTTTAGTTTGTTACATGCCTTCTCAATCGCGTCGGCTGCCTTCTTTATTGGCTGCCATTGCTGCTTTGGTCCAATGTTGATCTGGTGTCCATCTACCGTCACGATGAAAGATGCATTGTTCTTTATTATCACATGGACCCTCTCCCATCCCTTGATGCCCTTCCATTTAAGTGGCTTTGGTCTGACGGAGAACTTTGCAATGACTGACCCCTCTTCCATGTTTGGCCTTGCCTTTGGATCAAGGTTTACGCCGGCAAGATGTGCAAACTGTCTGGAAATTCCCATGATCTGTTCCATTCCATCATCGTCTGACTTCCTCCATTTGTTGAAGCTGTGTATGTTGTTGGCACCCATGTGTCTATATATTACAGAAAGAGGGTTCCATTAGGCACCCTCTTCACAAATAATCTTTTTGGTGGAATCTATTTAATGACGTTAACGCCTGGAAGCCCTACCCAAACCATTCCGCTTGTGCTATCCTGGAGGAGATAGATCCTTCTTGTGGTGTCACCATTGATCACCATTGTTGTTGCGTATTCTGTTGATACGCTTATCCTGTGCTCTGTCTGGTTTGATTCTTCTGTCATAAGCATGTAACCGTTTATGCACAGGCCAAGAACACCTATGACTATGATTCCTATTGCTGCAGCCTTTTGTAGTAACATTTACACGTTTCCTTTCTCTTATTTTGTTGGTCCTAACCTGTCTGTACTTCCTACAGGAGAGGACAAATTGTTAAAATAGAAGTTGAATGACTCGGTGTCAATGACGGACCTTATCCAGCTTAGATCATCATCGCTGTTTCTGTATCCGTTCCATTTGTCGTTGTGTCCTATGCCACCAAAAAACTTCCCTTCACCGTATCCTTTTATTCCAACAGATATCGGAGGTTCAACAAAAAACGTCTTGCCTTCCAGCTGCTTCCACATCTCAAGGTCAACAAACGAGTAGTCATCGCTTGGCCACATCATCCTCGATATTGCCGCTGTGACGCCTGTTGAGAACGCAGATGCACGCTCCTCATGCCTCTGGTGGTAGAACTTCCTTAGTCCGAGGTGGTAGTAGTACGTCTCTCCTGTTCCAAATATCTCGGGCCTTCCTGCTTCGTTCCATGCCTTGTAGAACACCTCTATGTACCCGTTTGAGTACCAGTCATCATCCTCAATTATGAGAATGAGCTCAACATCAGGATGTCGTTCAATGACCCTCTTAAACCCGTTCCTATACCTCCATGTTATGTCCTTAACATGGGGGTCAAGCGGGGGATCATTCATGAGAACGACCTCAGCAGGTTGAAGCGTCTGCTGTGACAGCATCTCAAGACACCTCTTCAGCATCCTTGGCCTGTCGCCCCTTGTTGGAACTATGCAGACTATGTAGGGATCTTTCACCTTCTCTTGATCTTTCTCTTTACATCTTTGGACACTGCAAAGTACACAATCCAAAGCACAATGCATATTATCATCATATCGGTTAGATCAATTCCTTTTGTCATGGAGGTTCCTCTTTGCATACATGAATGCTGAAAGGAAGACAATAAACACCAGGAGCATCGATATGAAGTACAATGCCCCTGATGTGTTCTTCATTATTCCCATGAGAACAGTGAGAGCGACAAAGAAAAGGCCAAACGTCAAACTATGCTTGACGATGTTCAACATCGTTTCTAAAAATCCTTCGTTTCTCATAGTCACTTTGTGTTTGCCAAAACATCAAGCTCGATCCACTTTTCTTCATAGTATATCGATCTTGACATGTTATAGATGTATGGATGCATGTTCTTTGCCCTCTTGAGCGCACTGACCTTTGACTCTATTCCTCTTATCTTGTAGTAGTTAGGCTCCATGAAGTCCTGTTTGAAGAGCTCAGCTCTTATGTTGCTCATCTCTTCAACGTGCTTTCGCCAGTCCTTCATTGATCTTTTGAACCTCTTCGATTGGGCTTTTGGCAGCATCCTTGCGACCTCTGTCTCTTTTCTATTTAATTCTTCCTGCCAGATGTCAAACAGCATCTTCGATGCAATGTTAAGATCCGCCTGCGTCTTTGCACTATCGATCATTGTCTGGACAATCTTCATCCTGCTCCTGTCCATTGAGTAGGAGTTGAATGACGAAAGAGTGAGGAATAGCAGTGCTATCAGTGTTGTTCTCATGTTGTGTTATTTTGGGTTCTGCATTATTGTGCTCACCATGTTGTAGATGATGGCAATGAATGGTATTGATACCAGGGTTGCAATGAACAGCGTCTTGAACATCGCCTTCTTTGCATTTAGTTCGTTTATTCGATTCCACGTTGAAAGAGAGTTTGCCATCTCTTCACGGGTTATTTCCTTTCCGTATGAAGCGTATGAACCCGGCGTCGCGATGTACACTGAGTGCACCCCTTCGCGGGACGGATTTCGAGACCAATCGAATCGCTGTGTTGTTTTTTCCCTCTTCATATGAGGAATCTCCTTGGTATGGATGAAAGGTTTATGCTACAAATCTAATATATCTTCTCTGAAACAGAAAACTTTTTTTGGCCAATGTTTTCTTTTACCCAGTCCTCTATGTTCTTTGTTGGCTTCCAACCTATTGATTTGATCTTTGTGTTGTCTGCCAGGGTCTCCTTTGCTTCTCCTGGCCTGCTAGGAACAAACTCTATGTCCTCGCTTATTCCTCTTGCAAGCTCTACAACAGAGACATTCTCCCCTGTTCCTACATTGAAGATCTCTCCTCCTACTTCATAGTTGGACATTGCAGCAATGTAGTTTGCCTCTACGATGTCTCCGACCCAGGTGAAGTCCCTTCTTTGGGATCCATCTCCAACAACCGTCAGTGCCTCTCCATTCTCATGCTGCCTAAGGAACTTTCCAACGACAGGAGCATACGTTCCTTTTATTGGCTGCCTCTCACCAAAGACGTTGAAGTAGCGAAGTATGACAGCATCAACGCTCCAAAGACTGTGGTACATCTTGCAGAAGTCTTCGGCTGATGCCTTGCTTATTGAGTATGGGTTCAGCGGGTTTCTCACAGCAGTCTCGAGAAGTGGCATCGCGTGTCCGTTTCCATAGACAGAAGACGTCGAAGAATGGACCATCCTTCTTATGTTCAGCCTTCTGCATGCCTCAAGAACGTTCACCGTTCCTGTGGTGTTTGCATCGATTGCCATCTTTGGGTTCCTTATCATCGGCTGTATCCTTGCCTCTGCAGCAAAGTGGAACACAGCATCGATCACACCGTTGTCTGTTGAAAACACCATTTCAAATATCTGGAACAGCTTGTCAAAGTCTGTGACATCGACCGAATGGTAGTATGTCGCATTTGGTGATTCATTCTTATAGAAGAACTCATTAGACCTTGCAGAGAGGTTGTCTATGACAAAGACCTTGTGTCCTAGCGATATTAGCTTGTCCACCATGTGTGAACCTATGAAGCCACACCCTCCTGTGACTATGTATGTTTTCATTGCTGTTCATTTTTTGGCCAGTCCCTGTAGGACTTGACGCTATCGTATATTGTTTCATCCTTGAGGACCGGATCGGTTCCAACGTTCCACATGAGGATGTTCCTTCCTGTGTTCTTTGGAATGTACTTCCAGACCTTTGCATCGTATGTTGGCACCGTTGGAAAGGGAGGAAGGTTCTCCTTCTTCTCAGGCGTCTGAAACTCCATCGGCTCTGATATGACAGATGCACGTCCAAGCTCGCCTTCCTTCAGGTTTCTTGCAACGGCGACACAGTTGAACTTTGCGTTTGGCCATGCTATCTGAAGAGCCCTTGAGAGAACGCCGGTTGATATTGCAACCCAGACCTCCTCAGGCTCGGGTATCATTGATGCTGCATGAACTATCCCTGCTGTTGCAAGCTCATGCTTCAGTCCGAGAGGAATGAATGCATGCTTGTTCTTCATCGCCCATTCCTTTGCCTTTAGGTTCAGGTTTGGCATTGCAGCGATCCTCTCAAAGATTGGTTCGCATCCTTGCTCTATGCAACAAGCCTGGTGCTGTGATATCTTCTTTGCTGCAGGCATGAAGAGGACGACCTTCTTGTTGCGGTGCTTTGCAACGTCCATGAGCGATACTCCTGCAAGACCTGTCCTAGGCTGACAGTAGACAAGCGTCTCTGACTCCAGCTTTGATGCTAGCAAATCTCCTGCCCTGGTCTTTGTGCCAACTATGAGATCATCTCTGAGAACCCTAACGCCCTCATGCTCAATGACAACAGGATCAGGATTGTACGGCGTCCAGCCATCACACAGGGAAAGGTAGTAATCCTTTGCTGCTTCAGGAGACATCAGACCGATGTCTTTGTTCTTTCCATCAAGAACGTGTACGTTGTGTGGCATCAGACAATCAGATTATTGGTGTAAATTACTTGATATTCTATCAGAATTTGCCTAATTTGTTACTAGAGAGAACACTCATTATTTTCAATACTAGTAATTAAAAGCATTTCCTGGGCATGATATATAGTTCAGAAAAAAATCCAACCAATGGCAAAGATAGATTCCCTCTATAAGTCTTCATTGTTGTTTAACGAAACGATACCAACAACGGAAACTTTCAATTCAGCGTTCAACTATTCCATAGCAGAGAACCTGTATGGAAGCGACATACTGCTCTACACTGGGCAGATACCTGGAACAAATCCTCTTGCTTCTTCTGGAGATGGAGATAAGTATGCAGTAAATGGCGTAGACATAATAGAAAAGATTGAAGGGCAGGTCCTCTCAACAGTTGAAGATAGCTACTATGCATTCACAGATTCAAGGATGACCTATGTCATACCAAATGGGTTAAACTACCCAATAACACTGTTTTCGAAGGATGCTGCTGGAGACTATACAGTAGTTATACCAGCAAACTTCTACGATGTTTTTTACTATCAATCAACTGGAACATACGTCATATACTTCAATGAGAAGTATTTTCCAATATACAATAATGGAGATCTGGACAACCCGGCGTATCCTCCTGCAATCACGTGCTACAGGTACTGTGGTCCAAAGGGGATAGAGAACATGCCAGCAGGAACAGATGAAAAGGCCAAGGTGTCATCCAATGACACAACTGCAGGGTATCTGAATGGCAAGCTGGTTGCAGGGTCCAACATTACGCTTACAGAGAATAACAATGGTGGCAATGAGACGCTGACGATCAGCGCTGATGGTGGCGGTGGAGGACTAACTGGATTTACTGGATCGCAGAACTCTACTGGCGTAAACATAACTGTTAATGCTTCACAGTTACTTGCAGATGCTGCGTCTGCTAATGCTGATATTGTCTTATCTCCTAAAGGCACTGGTGCAATTTTAGCTCAACTTCCTGATGGAACTACAACAGGCGGAAACAAAAGAGGTGATTATTCGGTAGATTTACAAAGATCTAGATCATCAAATCAATCAGTTGCATCGGCATTTTATAGCTTAATTGGAAACGGCCAAAACAACAGGATTACGGCAGATTCTGATAGATCTTCAATTCTAAATGGAACAGGTAACATAATTACTGCTTCAAACGACTCAGTTATTTCTGGTGGATCTACCAATAAAATTACTAAACAAGGATCAAATGTATCAAGGTACAATACAATAGCAGGTGGACAGCAAAATGAAATTATACAGGTATTAAATAGCACACAAAATTCTACAATATCTGGAGGTACCGGCAATTACATAGAAGATTCTAATGGTGCAACTATTTCTGGGGGCAGCGGCAATTATATTGAGAGCGGCGGGCCTGCTTCAACCATTTCAGGTGGTGGTGGAAATTTAATTGGAGACTATGATGGTTTACTTTCAGATGGTTATGCTACAATTGTAGGAGGGAATAATAACATAGCTACTGGTGCTTTTTCCGTCGTTCTTGGAGGAAACCAGGCATATGCATACAATAAATTCACAGTAGTATCAGGTTGGTATTGCCAGGCTACCCAATTTGGTCAACGCGTCCATGGAACAGGAGGATTTACTACAAATGGTGATTGCCAATATGAAACAATGGATGTTCTTGGCACTACCACCAGTGGAAGCCCAGTAGTTTTGACAGCAAATAGACTTACTGCTGCAAGTGGGAATGTCATGAAAGTAGACAATAATACATCTAAAGCATTCCAAGGCTTAATTTTAGCACGTAGAACAGATGCTGGAGGAGCGGGTCAAACAATTGCATGGAAAGTTGATGGTCTTATTGTAAACAATGGCGGGACAACATCGTTGCTTGGTACACCAACAATAACTCTTCTTGGAGACAGTACTACTTCTGGCGCAACTGTTACTGTTACAGCAGATGATACTTTGGACTGTTTGGCTATAACAGGAACAGGAGGGGTAGGAAAAACGTTTAGGTGGCATGCAACTATTAGCTTTACAACGCTCTCCAACTAATTATAGCCACATTTAAATTGTGGTTAATTAAAAAATAAATTATAATATACACATGAATACGCAAATACAACAACCAATACAGCCTACAAATATTGTAAAGCCTGCAATAAAAGCACAACTCAAATCAGTTGATGTCAGATTTGGCCCAGGTGAAGAATATGCAACAATTAGCATTTTACTTTTAAATGAGGATGATAGACATGTCATAACAAGAATGGTTCAAATGACGGTTGAAGAATCTGAGCAATGGGGAACTGATGATTCATATTTACTTCAGTTTGCAATTGATAAGCTTGGGCTTTAATTACTACAATACATTGTATTTAATATAAGGAGGCACAGCCTCCTTTTTTTAAAAGGAAACGAACACATTTATTAAAATTCCAGTTGAATAACAATATAGTCTAACATTAAGATGTATAATGCAGAGCGGCAATCTTCCTGTACTCATCAGGGCTGATTCCGCTCTGTTTTATTATAGCATCGTCACTTGGGTGTGCCTTCATTCCATTGAACGTTTCAATCAGCCCAAGATCCAACATCGCCTTCTGCCTTCCAAACGGGTGGTTCTTTATCCTGCACGATGACCATATTGCATCGAGGTCAAGATGGTTGTAGTCTGCGCCTGGTCTGATGTAGTTCTCTACCCAACGTATGAAGTCACATGCAACATCCTCTGCGTTGTAAGGAAACGCTCCTGTGTCCTCGTAGATCTTCACCATGACCTCATCGAGGAACTGGTCCTTGTTCATCTTCTTTGTTGGCTTTGCAAGGTAAGAGATGCACTCAACTGCGTTTGTTCCGTAGTAGAACATTGATTCACGGTTCACGTACTGTGGGTACCAGTCTGCAATGTCTGCAACGAATGCAGCATACTGGAACTTGTATGCCCTCAGATCGTTCCTTCTGTTCCACTCAAACATCCACTCGCCCATCTCACGAAGGTCACGCTTTCCTCCAGACTCGAGCCATTCGGACATCTCTCTCGCAAGCCTTGGTGCGTACTCAGAGAGGTAGTAGTCTCCTCCTCTCTTGTACTGTTTACCAACAGGAACCTTTGGAAAGCTTGGAAACTGGTACCCTATCGATGTGTAGAACGGATTAGGATGCCTGTTGACCATGCCAACCATCTCCTCTATCGTCTTTGCTTCGTGCAGGTAGAAGAGGAGCGTGTTATGGTAGCCTGAAGGCTTTGTTCCGTAGTTGATGGCTGATCCTGTCACCCGATGAAGCAGGAAGACGTACAGCCACTCAGGAAGAGAGAAGTCGTCGTGCTTCCCTGTCCAGTCCTTTGAGACCTGCTTCCTCTGCTTTGTGATGTTACCCTGCTGCATCTTTTCCCAGTAGGGATGTTCCTCTGTCCATCCATAGAACACGTCGTTCACTATCTGGGAGAATCCTGCATACTTCCTCTCAACGACATCATAGAGCTCAACGTTCTCCAGAAGGTCGTCTTCCATGTTGCTTTGAATGTGGGGTATGCTTCCGAGGTTGCTCTTTACCTGTTGGTCGGACGCAAGCTTGAAGTACCTGATGTATTCATCGTAGTACTCGGTAGGTTCAATGTTCATTGGCTGTTATATGCCCTTACTTTTCTTTGGTTTACTGTTCAATAGGTATGCTACCACGCAATAGATTAAGGTGAGCACCCCTGATGATACAACAGACTTTATTGGCGATCCTGCATGGTACAAATAGACTGTTGCTAAAATCTGCATCAGTATTGCAACGATCGATGGGAGGAGAGGATCTATCCTCTTCTTGTTTCTTTCTACCAGCTCAGGATCACCGGCACTGCTGATCTTTTTGAGTTCCATAACGACTTCCCGTTCTCAATGAACATTGTTGAACTTCCTCCGTCTACATTTATTGCAAAGACGGCACCATTGTCTGCAAATCTTTTGGCAAAGTCCTGCATGGTTGCACTCGTCGTGACAATAACCATCAGCTTGCCATCCTTTGTTATTCCAACACCTGTCCTTGGGCATCTCCTCTTTGTAAAGAAGGACCTCCTCTGCCTCAGTTCGATTCCTCCTCTGACAAGGACGTTGCTGCCCGCAAATCCAGTTTGCAAAGGACCTTCCTTGTATTCACCAAGGTATGGACTTATGGACAGAACAGGCCATGAAGGCTTTCCAAATCCATTGTTGATGCCATCCACGTGAAGCTTTCCGATCGGGCCTCTGCTCCCCCAGAACGATAGGTTGACAAAGTTCTTGTGGCCTCTAAGCTTCCAGGTCTCTATCTCAACGACCTTCTTGGTGTGGCTGATTGCTATGCTAACCGAGTCTGGGCTTAGGATCCTTATCCACTCCTCTGCTGAAGATTGGGCTGTAAGAAGGACGAGACAAAGAACCAGTTGGATTATTGACTTCATTCCTGGCTCTCCTGTTGCTTTTGTTTTGATAGTCTTCTTGATATTCTTCCCCTTGTCAGATCGTATGGAGACATCTCCATCTGGACCTGGTCTCCGACGATCACCTTTATTGAATTGATCCTCATCTTTCCAGAGAGGTATGCAAGTATTAGAGATCCGTTTTCCAGCTTCACCCTAAAGTTTCCATTGGATAGTGACTCCTCAATGGTTCCGTTTACTATTATGTTTTCCTTCATCAGAAAATACCTTGATTGAACATGTTGGAATATAAGAACATATCTCCTAGAATGAGAAATGTTTTTTGGTTATATAGAACATGAAGAAGAACGAGAATGATGGAGGAGCAGCCCCTGCTGGCTTTGCAACGCTGGCTGACACGCCCGGAATGGGAGACGTTGTCATGCCTACCGCAACATCCGTTGGAAGCGGCGACATCTTTGGAAGCGTCATGGATTTTGGATCATGGAAGAAGACAAAGAGAAGAAAAAGGAAAAAGGCCAAAAGGTCTTAACACACCCACTTGAATCGTACCTTCTTGCAGGCCTTCTTTTCTTCCTTGCTGTTATTATTGAAGTAGAAGTCCCAGCCCTTCTTTGGTTGCTCTGCTACCTCGGCTTGTGCAAATGATGACCCCTGCTTTGAATCAAACATTCTCTCTTGATCAGCTTCAACTGATTTCTTCGGCATCTATTCATTTTTTTATAATTGCCAACAGTGAATTAGAGAGCTCTTAAGATCACTTCAGATTCTTTTAGGTGTTACTTGAGGTTTAGGAGATAGAGGAGCTTGTTTGTCGCATTCTTCATGTCAAGGACGATGTCCTGAAGATCAAGGTCTCCCGTTGATTCAAACTCCTTGCAAACGCCGTCAAGGAACTCATTGAACTCTGTGAAGTAAGGTATCATTGTTTCTGCTGATACGTTTGGCTCTGACACAACAGAGAATGGAATCTTTGCCTTTCTTGTGAACATGTCTGGGTGCTTTCCCTTTGCAGCCTCAAACAGAGCATCGATGCTGTCGAGCAGAGAGTCGTAAAATCCTCCTAAAGCAACGTGTGCTGCATAGCTCTTCGTGTTCCAGTGGAACATGTGCGACTGGTCTCTTGTCTGAAGCAGCCTCTGTATTGTGCCTTCTAGTTGTGCCATGGTTTTTGCTTGTTTTTGTTACCGTATATATAATACAACAATTACACGAAAATGTTAAGGATTGAGTTCATATTCGAGGATGAAACAGTTGTTTTCACCAAGCATGGCGATGAGAGAAGGGTCATGAGAGATGGCCAGATGGTCGGAGTCTCAAGGGACAGAATAGAGAACATCATTCACAACAATTTCAAGAGGATAAAGCCGTTCTGGGGTCGGTTCAACAAGTTCATATTTAGAAACCAGAAGGACGGTCTCAATGTTGTAGGAGAGCTTGTGAGAGACGGAGACGACTGGACTTTCAAGGTTGTGACTGTGATGTTCAAGCACAACTACAAGCCGTACTTCGGAGACTACGTTGTAAACGTCAATGAATCAAAGAACCTGATGATGTTTGAGTCCTTCATGGAAGCAGAGGATAGAATCATGGAGATTGCATCAGACGAAGGCGGTGTGTTTGACTACGAACAGACTGCAGCAGGAGATGAAGAAGGAATGTTCTCTTGGGTCATAAAGATCACAGATGAATCTGGGATAGATGATGAGATGGTTCTCAACATAGAATACATCAAGGATCCTTCAACAAAGCAAGAGATGGTGAAATGGTTTGAGAAGTTTGAGGATGTCATTGAATGCCTCGGGATGATTGACGGAAACGACATGAAACAGACAAAGTCCCTGAGAGAGAACCTTGATGCAAAGAAGTGGTCAAGCCTCATTGACATAGCAGAGGTTGAGATGATGAGCAAGAAGTGGAACTACGAGATCACAGGATACGGAAAGGCAATAGCTCTGAAGCTCCTGAGGACGAGGTTCAAGATCATAAAGGGCTGGGTCGATGCGTACAAGCCGGATGTTTTCCTCTCAAAGCCAAAGAAGGAGGATCAAAAGGATAACAGAAGAATGAGGATATATGAGCTCTACTTCAAGAAGTATCTGAGTGGTTATAGTGTGTTCACAAAGGACATGACTTATGCAAGGCCTTGGTTCTCAAGCGACATACTTGTGTGTCTAAACGAGAGGATAAACGGCAGAATAATCTCCTCAATTGAAGAAGATATAGAAAGGGCAATATACTAAAATATGTATTGATTAAGAAGGAATCTGTGGCCATACTACTAGTTTAGGATCAGCTACATTAGTAATATCTCTTAGCTTTTGACGATACTCCTTCCATTGTACTATTTTAGACTCTTCTAGTGATACATCAGGAAGTTGTGTCCAATCGCATTCCAAAAGAAGTATGTTTCTTTTAGATCTTATTAGCTGCCATTCCATTTCAACAAATTGATTGATTTCATCGCTGGTCATATCTCTCACCTGCTGATATTCAATCCATTCTGTTTCTGTCAACTCATATGTTGATTCAATGATAACCTTATTTTCCATTGGTCCAATGTAGGGAACAAATCTTGCAGGATACCACCCATATTCTCTTAATGTTTCATTTGGAAGTATCTTGAAATTTGAAATATTGAGCCAATTCTCAGGTAGGGGTCTTGGTTGTTCTACAACCGATCCAGATTCTATTCTAACGTAATTCATGGTTCTATTTATTCTATTTTCTTAAATACTGCCATTTCACGAAGACCTAATAACTCCAATCTACCATTTCTAATGAAGGATTCTTTTATAAATTCAATTGAAATGTATGGAATGTTTTCAAGCCTAGCTTCATTTAGTCCCCATTGATAGTCGTCAAAAACAAGGATTCCTCCTGGTTTTAGAAGAAGGTAAGATAGGACTGCATCTATCATGACATTAGAAGATTCATGGCTACCATCTATATAAATCATGTCAAACAGAAGCTGTTTAGAAAATAGCTTTGGGAGCTCAACTTCAGATTTTCCAGTGATTGGTATGCATTTACCCGAACTAATATGTTCCCTGAGGTTAAATGAAAATTTACCATACAAATCATCTACATCAAGATCATTTATCCTGTGCTCGTTGCTTCCTTGCCATGTATCCACACAGTAGATACATGAACCATCGTTCTGAAGAAAGTTTTCTATGAACCATAATGCAGACTTGCCCTCAAATGATCCTATTTCTAATATCTTCGGGTAGTCGATTTTTTCTAATTCTGGTTTTACGTGGCAAACAAACTCAGATATGTTTTTGTACAACCAGTCCTGCGTAAATTTATATTCTTCCATTCTAATTAAAATTTCTTGAAATACTGTCCCAAAGATCCTTCCAATTTATATATGGATCCTTTTGCTCCTCAAATTGCAGATGAAGTGCAAGCGATGGAATAGGATTAAATAACATCACACGGTTTCTCCATATGTTAGAGATTGTGGTATCTTCTGTTATATTGTTTTTAATTCCCCATTCAGTCATGTATTCTGTGGCCAACGTGTAAAAATCAGGCCAGTTCTCTCTAACAATCTTTGGATTACACATCAAGGTAAAGGGAGAAAATGTAACTGTCCTCCAATGCCTATTTTTACCATACACAACCAGTGAATTCTCAATGAATGATCCTGTGTAATTTCGCGGTTCATCAAATGGGTATATCGCAACTTCATTTTGAACCAATGAAGATATGTTCCCATACTCATCAATCATTTCTTGTATTGCATCTTCATAATGTAGATAGTCATCCTCGACGAAGTATATGAGATCAGATGAAGATTCTTTTCCCATCTCAAATTGTTTTAGCGCACTTTCATTCCATCCACGCTTTTCCAGCTCTATGAATTTGTAGTTAATAACAAAGTGATTAAAGATGGAATGTATTTTTTGTATTGTCTCATGTCTGGAATGGTCATCGATCCATATGACATTTATCTCATGGGTTGATTTTGATATAGAGTGTGCCAAAGATGATATGCATCTTAATACTATCTCTGACTTTTCAGCTTTAACATACCTTGGAAGTGGGTGTGTGTGTATATCTAAAAAATCATGTGTTCTTAATATAACATCAACCTTCATTTATTTTCTCCCGATACATAATCGATATTTATGCTATCCCATAATTTTTTCCAATCAATGTATGGGTCCATCTGATCTTTGTATTGCATATGCAGTGCAACAGAAGGAATAGGGGTGAATAGGCAAACACTCTCTCTCCATATTTTGTTTATAGTAGTTCCTTCGTGTATGTTAAATGCTTCTCCCCATTCTGTTCCATACTCTGTTGCAAGAGTATAAAAAATGCTCCAATTCTTCCTGATTATTTCAGGGTTGCACATGAACGTGAATGTTGTGTATTGATTTGTTCTCCATCTTCTACCATGCCCATAGACAATTTTTGTTGGAATTATCCATCTTGGCTTGTAATTGTCTGGATCATCAAATGGGTGTATGGCCACCTCATCATTTAATTTATATTTGAACAGCTCATATGCACTGACCATTTCCTTTATTGCTTCAGGAAAATGTAGATAATCGTCCTCTACAAAATACACAAGATCTGCATCTGAATCCCTTCCTCGTTCAAATTGTGCAAGCGCGCTGCTATTCCATCCCTCAATTTCAAGTGCAATATACTCATATGAACATTTAGACTCTGTAAACAATTTATGTAGTGCTTCTATGCAATCACTGCTTGAATGATCATCATACCAGTAATATTTGGCCTTAATTTCACTGTTCTCTGATGTAAAGTTTTGTACTGAGTTTACTAATGATTGAATACACTTGTATATTAGGGTGCTTTTATCAGAACCACAGTACCTTTTTTCCGTGGTGTGAGAGTGGATGTCCCTTTTATTGTGAGTTCTTAGAACTACATCTATCTTCATCGTTAAATCCTAGTTAGTTCAAGAAGTGCTTCTCTTATCTCAAAGAATGGTGTTTCCCATTCTCCGTATGTCTTTTGTCTAAACAATCGAACAGAGTCATACCATCTAGATGTATTTCCAGGCACCGCCCAACTATAGTATGGCATTATCGGTGCAACAACCCATGTAGGAATTCCCAATGCCCCAGATAGGTGGGCAATTGAGGTGCAGGAGGTTATAACGAGATCCAATCCTGCTATAATTGCAGCTGTGTCCTCCCATGTCTTCAGTTGTTCTCTTAAATCACCAAAAGGAAGGCCATCAACAAGATTTTCATCCCTTTGAAGAGAATAGAATGTTGTTCTTGGAACATTGTAGAGATCTATCATCAATTGCGGGTCAAACCTTCGATGTTGTTCATCCTCAAATTCTGGGTTTCCGCTCCATCTTATTCCAACCTTTAAGTTTCCTGGTTTAGAAAAAAGTTCTCTTTTTGCAATTTCTTTCATATATGGAGATCCATCAAGATCTTCATATTCCATGTTTAATATGAATGCAGCAGACATTCCGGGTATCCAATAATCATAATATGCACCATAGATAACTTCATTGTCTATGCATACGTATCCATGGCGTGAGAATATCTGCTTTAATTCAGGAGAACAAGATATAATTACCCTTGCCCCCATCTCCTTAAACTTTTTAGCAAACCGAAAATTCATTATTTGATCACCATACCCTCCTTCACATCTAAAGAGAAGTGTCTTCCCTTCAAGAGGTTCATCCTTCCATATTTTTCCAGGTATTGGAGGAAGGCCAAAAACATTGATGAACCTTCCATAATTGAAGTGCTCAAATGCCTTTTTCATGTTTCCATGGCGCATTTCATGCCACCCAAGATTGAAAAGAACTCGTAAATCGTCCTGTGGCTGGGATCTAAGTATCTCTTCGCTTATTTCGGGATGTCCATTAGTTGATGCCTCTAACGCAATATCTAAAGGGTGTGTCTTTTCTTTTGTAGTTAATTTATTTACCATTATACAACATATGATTGTTTTGCTATTGAAAACCCATAACCTAGAGTTATATCATCCCATATTGATAAAGTTCCTATCTGAACAGGTGTGCTTCTGTTTGCAGTTGTTCCATTTCCAAGATTTCCTGCCGTGTTTAATCCCCATGCCCAAAGCGTTCCGTTTGTTGTAATGGCCATCGTAGACCCCCATCCATTCGATACCTTGCTCCAAATGGCAGCCCCTATTTGAATAGGAGAAAAAAAACTAGTTCCCGATCTATTATTTCCTAATTCTCCAAAATATGCTGATCCAAACCCCCAAAGCGTTCCATCTGTTTTCAATGCCATTGTTGAACCCCACCAGGTTCCTCCTCCTGGATTTACAGGAGTCATGCTTAATGTTAAGCTTGACCAGTTAGTGTCTGATCCTACCTGAATGGCAGATGATGCTATCCCGCCAGGAACATTACTTCCTAATTGGCCATCCGACCCAGCACCCCACATCCAAAGCGTTCCATTTGTTTTTATTGCGCCACCATATCTTTGCGGCGTTCCTTTATAAATGATTGAATAACCCATTCCTACCTGGACAGGGCTTGATATGTAAGTAACTGGGCTTAATGGCATTGCTCCAGTTCCATTTCCAGGATAAGTCATGGTATGTCCAAGACCTAGGCCTCCTCCCGAATTCTCCCCCCATGCCCATATCGATGTGTTGCTTAGTGCAAGTGTCATAGATGGAGATCCATAAGAATAATTACCGTAGTTTTGTCTAAGGGATAACCAATTATTACTTGTGCCAACCTGAACAGGTGAACTCATGGCAGTGCCCAAGAAATTATCTCCTCTGTAAACTGTGCCAGCAACCCCCCATCTCCATAGAGTTGAATCGCTTCTTACTCCAAATGAAACATTTAATCCTGTTGCTATATCCAGCCATCCAGTCAATGCACCAACCTGAACAGGTGAACTTGCGTTCGTTGCGTTGTTTGTTCCAAATTGCCCACTTGAGTTTAATCCTACTGCCCACATTGTTCCATTTGTCCTAGTAAATAATGTGTGGCTTACACCAGGTGCGGCCTTTGACCACACTGCTAATGCACCTATCTGTTGTCTTGTACTAAATGCAACGCTAGAATTATTCAATCCTAACATTCCAGATGCATTGCTTCCAACCGCCCATAGCGTTCCTGATGTTGTTAAAGAGAAAGAGGTTCTATTTCCAATAAATATCTGGCTCCATGCATTTCCTGCTCCAGTTTGCACTGGGCTGCTTCTGTTTAGAGCATCGCCGTGGCCAAGCTGCCCGCTAGTGTTGTTTCCCCACATCCACATTGTTGATGTGGATTTTATTGCGCCAGAAGAAAGGTATCCTGCAAAAACTTTAGACCAGTTTGTGTCAGCTCCAATTTGCACAGGTGAGCTTCTGTTTATAACGGTTCCATCTCCAAGGCTACCTGATAAGTTATTTCCCCATGCCCACAGCGTTCCTCCGGATTTCAATGCAAGAACATATCCAGCTCCAGCTGCTACATCAATCCAGTCAGTTGCTGATCCTACTTGAACAGAAGAGCTGTAAGTTGTTGTATTGTTCTGGCCAAGGCCGCCTCTTTGATTATCGCCCCATGCCCATAGTGTTCCATCAGTTTTTATTCCTGCTGAAGTGTATCCAAGTGATATTTTAGTGTAATTGGATGGGGCACCAAAAATAAATGTCTTCGGCTCCACAGGCCAATCTGCACCAGTTTTTCCATTGGATATATCTCCCCATGCCCAAAGAGTGCCATCTGTTTTCAGTCCTAATGTACCAAACTCATATGTTGCAACATTCGACCAATTTGTTGCGGAATCCATCTGCGTAGGAAAGGATCTATCATTATTGAAATTGTTTCCTAATTGCCCTTCACCCCCTCTGCCCCAGGTCCAAAGTGTTCCATTGGTCTTTACTGCAGCTGTGTGCGAAGTAAATTCTGATGATGTATATGGACCTGCTGCAACCTTGCTCCAATTTGAATCGCTTCCTACCTGTACAGGTTCTGCTATGAATGTGTAGTTTACTGAAGTTAGACCTATTCCAAATGCAGTAGATGCCCTTCCCCAAGTCCATAGGGTTCCATTGGTTCTTATTGCCATCACATACGATCTTCCTGCACTTATTGTCTGCCAATTAACATTGCTTGATACCTGTATTGGCGACGAAAGAGAAGTCCTCCAGCCAAGCTGGCCAGATGAGAATGCACCCCATGTATAAAGATCTCCTGTGCTTCTAACACCCATAACATGAGACCTCCCAGGATACACGTTTGACCAGGACCCTGAAATTTGAACAGGCGATGATACAGCAGAAAGACCTGGAGAAATTCCCCAATACCAAAAGCTTCCATCAGTCTTTTTTCCAGTTGTTATGCTTTCATTCAATGTTAAGCTTGACCAAGATGATGGCACTTGGTCAAGCTGATGAAGATAAGTCGGGCCTCTGTATGTTGAACCGGCTCCAATCATTTGGGCCATAACGCCATTGGAATTTATTCCCCATAGATAGGCGGTTCCATTTGATTTCACGCCAGAAAAGTGGGTGAATCCTGCTGAAACATCCGTCCAATTTCTTCCGCCAAGCTGAACAGGAGAGCTCCTTGGAACTGTTGTAAGCACAGAGGCCCACCCAAGACCAAATTCACCGTTTAATGGTGATCCCCAACCATGAAGAACATTATCTGAATTTAATGCCATCATGAATGAGGTCCCAACGTTCACATGATTTACAGATCCTGATATATCACTTGATATTTGAACAGGGGAACTTTTTGTCACAGCAGTTCCATCTCCTAATTCATAGTTAGTATTTTGACCCCACATCCAGATGTTACCGCTTGTTGTTATTGCAGTGCTATTATTGAAACCTGCTGAAGCCTTAGACCAATTTGTTACGCCTGTTCCTACCTGTGTTGGAGAGCTTACATTTGTTGTAGAAGAAGATAGGGTGTTGTTTAATCCAAGTATTCCTCCTGAATTATCTCCCCATGAATAGATGGAATTTGCATTTACTCCAAATGTACATAAAGAACCTGCTGTTGGTTCTGACCATCCAGTAAGAGATCCTATTTGAACTGGTGAGCTCCTGGATATAAATATTCCCTGTCCAAGCTGCCCGCTTGTTCCAAGTCCCCATGCCCATAAAGTTCCATTTGTTGTTGTTGCAACAACATGGTTGCCCGTTCCTCCAGAAACGTATGCCCAATCACTCCTTGAACCTATCTGAACAGGTGAGCTTCTGTTTATAACGGTTCCATCTCCAATCTGCCCTGATGGATTTTCCCCCCATCCCCATAATGTCCCGTTGGTTTTTGTTGCAGTTACTGATGTGTTCGTTGATGTTATATTTGACCAATTTGTATCAGTTCCAACCTGTATAGGAGATACAGCTGCACCAACTTCCTGTGTGGTTCCAATTCCCAGCTGACCTGCTCCATTTCCTCCCCACCCCCACAACGTCCCATTAGATTTTATGGCATGTGTAGAAAAATAAGAAATGGATATCTTTGAATTTGACCAGTCATTGCTTGTCCCTATTTGAATTGGAGAGCTTACATTTACAAGAGGAGCAAGTGCATTGTTGTGTCCAAGGTTTCCGTATAAGTTATTATCGCCTCCCCATGACCAGATCTTTCCAGATGATATGACTGCGTTAAACCTTCCTCCGGTTGATATAGAGTTTGCTGTCGTTACTGTTATTCCAGCCCATGGATCAGCACTAAAATTCCTTGCGCCCGCATCGTTTTGTTCTCCTATCGATGATGGGCTAACCTGTGCGTGAGAGTTTGACCCCCATGTCCAGATCCTTCCATCTGTTGTTAGGCCCATGCTATGGCTTCTTCCTCCCTTTGCATAGGACCATGTTAGTCCACCGCTAACAAGGAACGGTGCAAACTCATTTGTTCCCTGGTTTCCATTTCCAAGCTGTCCATTCTGGTTTAGGCCCCATGCCCAAAGAGAACCATCACTTTTTCTCCCAAGAACATGAGTGTAACCTGCGTCTATCGTGGTCCAAGCGTTATCTGAAATTGTGCCAATTCTTCCTGGAGAGCTCCTCTGTGTGACTACAACAGTCACCCCCAATTGACCGGTTGCACCGGTGCCCCATGACCATATTGTTCCGTTACTTTTCAAAGCTATCGTGTATGATTGACCTCCTGATACCTTTGTCCAGTTGGTATCTACGCCAATCTGAACAGGTGAGCTTTTATTTACGACTGTTCCGTCTCCAAGCTGGCCTGATACATTTCCACCCCATGCCCACAACGTTCCATTGGTTTTTATTGCAATTGTATGCGACACACCTGCTGCAGCATCCAACCAATTCGTGTCTGCTCCAATCTGTACAGGTGAGCTTCTGTTTATAACGGTTCCATCTCCAATCTGCCCTGTGGGATTTGCGCCCCAAGTCCAGAGCGTTCCATTGGTCATTATTGCAACAGTGTGCGTAGATTTCGTTGACACCTTGCTCCATGAAGTCAATGCTCCTATCTGAACAGGTGAGCTTTTATTTACGACTGTTCCGTCTCCAAGCTGGCCTGATGTATTTAGCCCCCATCCCCATAGTGTGCCATTGGTTCTGATTGCCATCATGTTATATTCACCAGAGTCAATGATTGACCAGTTCGTATCGCTGCCAACTGCGGTGGGTATTGTTGGAACCCTAAGACCCATGACAGTAGCAATCGCAATGCCGGTCTGAGAATTTAACCCCCATGCCCAAAGTGTTCCGTCGGTTCTTACTCCAACGGTATAATTTAATCCTGCGAATACGTTCTGCCATGTGTTTAATGCTCCTACCTGGACAGGTGAACTCTTAGTGACTGCGGTGTTGTCGCCTATTTGTCCTGATGTGTTCACGCCCCATCCCCATAGGGTGCCATTTGTTCTGACTGCCATTGTATGGCTATGTCCTGTGTTAACAACGTTCCAATTGGCCAAGGATCCTATCTGGACAGGTGAACTCTTAGTGACTGCGGTGTTGTCGCCGAGCATCCCTGATGTTCCTATTCCCCATGCCCATAATTGACCGCTTGTTGCCAGTGCAAATGTGGTCTGGCTCTTTACTACGACCTTTGTCCAGGTTGGATTTCCCTGAAGAAGTGGATAATTAGGTATTGCAAATCCAATTTTTCCAGATGTGTTCTCGCCCCATGCCCAAAGGGTCCCATCCGTCTTTACAGCAATGGTGTGGTCTGTTGCGCAGTCTATACTTTGCCAATTAGTTAGCGAGCCAACCTGAACAGGAGAAGATCTGGACACAGTAGAAATGTGACCTGTTCTAAAATTTGTGCCAAGCCCCCAGGTCCATAAAGCTCCGTTTGTTCTAGTTGCGCCTGAGTAAGAAGAACCTGCAGAAATGTTTAACCACCCCGTTAAGCTACCAACCTGAACAGGCGAGCTCCTACTTACAACCGTGCCTGATCCTAGCTCACCAGTGGAATTACCACCCCAGGTCCACAGGGTTCCATCAGTCATTAGAGCCATTGTATGGCTAACACCGATGCTTATTTTTGACCATGTCGTAAGTGCTCCGATCTGGACAGGCGAGCTTTTGTTTACAACAGTCCCGTCTCCGAGCTGGCCCGATGAATTGTTGCCCCACATCCAAAGGGTTCCATTTGTTTTTATTGCACCTGAAGTTGTTCCAAAGTATGAAGTTTGAACAGATGCCCAGTTTGTATCAGTTCCGATTTGAACTGGCGAGCTCCTGCTTATGATGGTTCCATCTCCAAGCTGGCCAGTTGTGCCAAGACCCCATGCCCATAAAGTGCCATCTGTTCTTATTGCAAGCACATGATTCGTTCCTCTATTAGAAAAGCTAGACCAGTTTTTATCATATTGATTTAGCGGCAATGGCATACTAGGTGTTTGAAAGAATGCATTGCTTGTGTTTGATGCACCCCATGCCCAAAGAGTTCCGTCGGTTTTTATTCCAATAGTTTGGGTGTTTCCTGCAACTACCTTTGTCCAATTGTTCTGGTTTCCAATTTGTATTGGAGAACTTTTTTGTACAACCGTTCCATCACCTAGTTGGCCATATGTATTGTCTCCCCATGCCCATAGGGTTCCATTGGTCTTTACTGCCATCACACTAGAGGTGAGATAGTTTATGCTGGACCAATTTGTGTCAGTTCCAACTTGAACAGGAGAATTACGTGTTGAGGCTGCAAGAAATCCAAGGCTTCCGTTTGTTCCTGTTCCCCAGCCCCAAAGCGTTCCATCAGATCTTATTGCATGGGTTGTATTTCCACCTGCTGAAACTTTTGACCAAGAAGTAAGGCCACCAATCTGAACAGGAGAAGATCTAGTAGTAGCGGTATTATCACCAAGCTGACCATTCGTTCCTAGTCCCCACGCCCATAACGTTCCATCATTTCTTAATGAAATAGTATGGGACAGACCAACTGTTATTTGGCTAGGTAAAGTTGAATATACACTAGTTCCAACTAGAGAAGGGCTTACATATGTAAAACTATTGTCTAATTGCCCACTTTCTGCAGATCCTGCACCCCATAATGATCTTATGGTAACAGGTCCTGTTATCTTATTTCTAAGCTGTACTATGTTTTTCAGGAAAGGCATAACTTATATGTTTTGTCCTCCATTAAAGCAATACCAGTTTGAGCCCCCATCTTCTGTGACAAAACAAAACACATCTTTTTTTCCATTGCTGTTTGTAAGAGTAGGAGGAGACCCATTTGGCCAATCAAATGTCAATGGCCATGTTATGGAAACAGAAGTAGATGTATAAGTTAATATGAGGGTAAAATTCGTTACTATTCCGCTTGTTGGAACGTTATTTATAGTTATGCTAGATATGCTCTCTGTTAAAGAAACGCTGAATATATTCGCAACATTAAGATCTAACGTTAAAGCTCCGCTGGAAGAAGATGCTGTTGCCTTTTCTTCCAGAGAGAATGTTGCTACTCCTGCTGCAGTTATGAGTGCCATGGCTTAGATTTTTATATCCTATATATTCTAGAGTTTACACTATGGTAAACGTGCCAATGGAGCTCAAGACATTCCAGTCTGAATCTGCTGTAACGCATACTATTTCTATGGAAGCTCTTGCTCCATTGTTAGTCACCTCAATGTAACCCGCCAGTCCAGTTGTTGTTGCAAGCTGATCAAAGTACATCGTCTTTCCTACCGGCTGTCTTACCCTAAAGTAACCACCTGCGTTTTTGTTCGTTAATCTAATGCTGGCTCCTACTGCAGATGTTGTTGGAAGGGTCATGTCAATTCTTCCAGCTCCATTTACTATGTAGTTGGTATTCACAGTCATGTTAGTAGCACCAGTTGCAGTGGTCCATGAACCGCCTGCGCCAGAAGCACCTTGTAGACCCTGTATGCCAAGACCTTGCAGACCCTGAAGACCTTGTGTTCCCTGATTTCCTTGTGCACCTTGAGCACCTTGAGTTCCCTGAACACCTTGGTTTCCTTGGTTTCCTTGGTTGCCCTGTCTTCCTTGAAGACCTTGCAAACCTTGTGTTCCTTGAACACCTTGATTGCCCTGATTGCCTTGAGCACCTTGTGCTCCTTGCAGTCCCTGCAGACCCTGAACACCCTGATTGCCCTGAACTCCTTGTGTTCCCTGAACACCCTGATTGCCCTGAGCTCCTTGTGCACCTTGAACGCCCTGATTGCCCTGAGCTCCTTGTGGACCTTGAACGCCCTGATTGCCTTGTGCACCCTGCAGACCCTGAAGGCCTTGTGTTCCATTTGTTCCTGCAGTTCCCTGGGTCCCTTGGACCCCTTGGTTGCCCTGAGTTCCCTGTGTCCCTTGGACACCCTGGTTTCCTTGGTTGCCCTGAGCACCTTGTGCACCTTGTGTTCCCTGAACGCCTTGGTTTCCTTGTACACCCTGCAGACCTTGAAGGCCTTGTGTTCCATTTGTTCCTGCAACACCCTGTGTCCCCTGTGTTCCTTGGACTCCTTGATTGCCTTGATTGCCCTGAGAACCCTGTGCGCCTTGTGCTCCTTGTGCACCTTGAGTTCCCTGTGTCCCTTGAACGCCTTGGTTTCCTTGTACACCTTGTGCCCCTTGAACGCCCTGGTTTCCTTGTGCCCCTTGTGCTCCTTGAGCACCTTGCAGACCTTGAGTTCCCTGAACTCCTTGAAGACCCTGTATTCCTTGAACACCCTGGAATCCTTGAAGACCTTGTGATCCTCTAGATCCAAGGGTTGTTACCAGGTATGAGTAGTGTACCGTTCCTTCTGTGTAGAAGCTTATGGTCCTATTTTGGTTATCAAGGTTGTTTACATAAATATAGACGATTAACCTATCTGTTGCTGACAATGATGCAGAGGTTGCAACAGCGTTTGTCTTTACTTCAACAGGGGTTGTATTGTTAACAGACCATTCAAGAGGTGCGACATCAGAAGTAAAGAGAAGCGTGGCTGTTGCTCCGTCATACTTTGAAACAGTGAAGTAGTATTCAAGGTTATCGTTCTCTGTGTTCTTTGTGAAATAGACATAGCTATGCCACAGACCGTTAGGGATGACCAAAACATTAGGATTTCCGACATCCGTTATCCATCCAGAATTGACTTGAACATTCTGCTGATTTGCAGTGAGATTGACCGTGATTGTGGTTTGACCAGCTGTTGTCGTACTTGTTCCAAGCTGTTTATATGGACTAGGGGTCTGTGAAACAGAATCATTAAAGAAGTAGTTAGCTCCTCCAGATATACCATCAAGTCCTTGATTTCCCTGTCTTCCTTGTAAGCCTTGAAGACCCTGAAGGCCTTGCAGACCCTGAAGACCTTGAATTCCCTGTGAACCTTGAACTCCTTGAAGACCCTGAATTCCTTGAACTCCTTGAGCACCTTGCGTTCCCTGTGTTCCCTGAACCCCTTGATTTCCTTGATTGCCCTGAACGCCCTGAACCCCTTGTGCTCCCTGAGCACCTTGCGTTCCCTGTGTTCCCTGAACCCCTTGATTTCCTTGAGCGCCTTGTGCACCTTGGGTTCCCTGAACACCCTGATTCCCCTGGTTGCCCTGTGCTCCTTGTGCACCCTGCAGGCCTTGAAGACCCTGGGTTCCCTGAACGCCTTGGTTGCCCTGATTTCCTTGAGCACCTTCAGTTCCCTGAACACCTTGGTTTCCTTGTGCTCCTTGTGTGCCTTGAGTTCCCTGAACGCCTTGTGTGCCTTGTGTGCCTTGAACTCCTTCAGTTCCCTGAACGCCTTGGTTTCCTTGTGCTCCTTGTGCTCCTTGTGTGCCTTGAGTTCCCTGAACGCCTTGTGTACCTTGTGTGCCTTGAGAACCTTCTGTTCCTTGAACACCTTGCATGCCTTGAACACCTTCAGTTCCCTGAACGCCTTGTGTGCCTTGTGTGCCTTGAGCACCTTCAGTTCCCTGAACCCCCTGGTTTCCTTGTGCCCCTTGTGCCCCTTGAACACCTTGCAGACCTTGAGTTCCCTGAACGCCTTGGTTTCCTTGAGCTCCCTGGTTTCCTTGTAGTCCTTGAAGGCCTTGAATTCCTTCAGTTCCCTGAACCCCCTGGTTTCCTTGTGCACCTTGCGGGCCTTGGTTTCCTTGTGTGCCTTGAGAACCTTCTGTTCCTTGAACACCTTGCATGCCTTGAACACCTTCAGTTCCCTGAACGCCCTGGTTTCCTTGTGTACCTTGATTTCCCTGATTTCCTTGAATGCCTTGCAGACCTTGTATTCCCTGCGCACCCTGGTTTCCTTGAGCTCCTTGAGCACCCTGAATTCCCTGTACGCCTTGTAAGCCTTGGACACCTTCAACACCCTGTGTACCTTGAACGCCCTGGTTGCCCTGCATTCCATCAAAGCCCTGAACGCCCTGAATTCCCTGGACGCCTTCAACTCCTTGGGTTCCCTGTGTGCCCTGACTTCCTTGGAATCCCTGCATTCCATCAAAGCCCTGAACGCCCTGAATTCCCTGGACGCCTTCAACTCCTTGGGTTCCCTGTGGACCATCAAACCCCTGATCTCCCTGTGGACCCTGCGGACCATCAAGGCCCTGAACTCCCTGTGTTCCTAATTCGCCCTGGTTTCCTTGCAGACCCTGAAGCCCTTGAATACCTTGTACGCCTTGAGGTCCCTGAAGACCTTGGAGCCCAACAGCAATTGGTCCTTGAAGCCCCTGTAATCCTACGTTTCCTTGGTTTCCTTGGTTTCCTTGTGTTCCTTGAGTGCCTTGTGCTCCCTGAGCACCCTGCAGACCCTGAAGGCCTTGTGTTCCTTGAATTCCTTGAATGCCTTGTGTTCCTTGAGTGCCTTGTGCTCCCTGGGCACCCTGCAGACCTTGCATTCCCTGTGTCCCTTGAACGCCCTGCGTGCCTTGTGCTCCTTGAGCACCTTGCGTTCCCTGTGTTCCCTGAACTCCCTGATTTCCCTGGTTGCCTTGAGCACCCTGAAGACCCTGAAGACCTTGAACACCTTGATTGCCCTGATTTCCTTGGTTGCCTTGTGCACCTTGTGCCCCCTGAACTCCTTGGTTTCCTTGGTTGCCCTGTCTTCCTTGCAGGCCTTGAAGGCCTTGTATTCCTTGGGTTCCTTGAGCTCCTTGAGTTCCCTGTGCCCCTTGAACTCCTTGATTTCCTTGGTTGCCTTGTGCACCTTGAGTCCCTTGAACACCCTGGTTTCCTTGGTTGCCCTGTCTTCCTTGCAGGCCTTGAAGTCCTTGTATTCCTTGGGTGCCTTGGGCTCCTTGCGCCCCCTGAACTCCCTGATTTCCTTGAAGACCTTGCAGACCTTGAATTCCCTGAAGACCTTGCATCCCCTGTGTGCCTTGTGCACCTTGGTTTCCTTGAAGTCCCTGAAGGCCCTGAGCGCCATCAGATCCAGTTCCTTGGAAGCCCTGAAATCCTTGGAAGCCCTGATTTCCATCTAAGCCTATTCCTCCACTGAGGTTGACTATCCAGTAATCGTAGGTTCCACTACCCAAAGAAAAGTCAACGAATACTTCCAGATCTCCGGTTGCTTGGTTGTAAGAGACAACATCTCCAAGCATGTAATCAGTCAAGGAATTTGCAACAACGACCCTCTGTGCAACGGTGTATGAAAGACCGTCATCAACAGTAAGATTTATGGTTACACCGGAAGCTATTGCAAGAGATGTGCCAGAGCTTGTTTCATAGCGGTCTCCTGATGCACCAACTTTTCCCTGGATGCCTTGTGCGCCCTGTCTTCCCTGTAGGCCTTGAACTCCTGTGCCCTGATTTCCCTGATTTCCCTGCGCTCCTTGGGCTCCCTGTGTTCCTTGTCTTCCCTGTAGGCCTTGAACGCCTGAACCCTGGATTCCTTGTGTTCCCTGTGTCCCTTGAACACCTTGGTTGCCTTGGTTTCCTTGCCTTCCCTGTGCTCCTTGATTTCCTTGAAGTCCTTGAAGTCCTTGGCTTCCCTGGGGGCCTGATGCAGGCCCCTGGAATCCCTGAAGACCTTGGAACCCACCGCCGCCACCGCCGCCAGGAAGGTTCTCTATTCCCTTAAGACCGATGTATTTGTAACAGGTTATTGCAGGAGGGCTAGATGCCTCTCCTGTGCTTTGGTAGTTTAGTTCATCATATTTTTGATTGAACCTAACTACATAAGTTTCTGTGTTTGGATAGAAGAATATTGCGTAGTAGTCAGAAGGAACTGGGATCGTGTAGTTGCCAGAAGGGTCCTTGAACCAAACTATTATCTCATACTTCTCAGCACCGTTGTAGGGAAGAACATATGTGAGTCGCGCGTCGCTGAATGATACTGAGCTTCCCTCTACCGTCGATAGAACTTGCTTGTCTATCTTCTCGATTATGTCCATCCCGCTTGCAGCGTAGATGGCACCGTCCGGAAAGGATGGACCGTACAGGGGATTGATTGATGGTATCAGTCCAGTGTACAGAAGTATTGTGTTTCCGAAGAGGTTGTCAGAGTTGAATGGGTAGTTGAACCTCATCAACATCCGCTCATCCGGAATAAATTGGTCTACTCTAAGTGCCAAGGCTCAGTGGATTTTGACTATATATCTTACTTCCCATACATCTGTTCGTAGCGAACAGTGTGCTCACTCTTCTTCGTCTTCTTTCTTCCTTTCTCGTCTCCAGGAAGCTCCTTGTAAGCGCTTGGATCAGAATCACTCATTGATGCCTGCTTCTTCATCTGCCTCTTCTTTGCCTTCACTGTGGATTTGGAGAGACCCTTGAAATAGGGATGCTTTGAGTCAGGCCTCTTCTTCCTTGCCTCATTTAGCAGGAAGTCTTCAAACTTCATTATCATTTCAGGAACTTCAATTTTTCTTGGGCCTTCTTGCTCTTTGCCACCCTTTTTGCAACATCAGAGTCTGCGCCTCCCTTTGGGTTCTTCTTCGGAGATCCCCAGGTTCCCTTTCCTCCTGTGAGGAATGAGTTTACCCGAGCATAGCCCCATTGCTCCTGGCCTGCACCAGGACGATGCCCAGTCTTCCAGGCAGCCATGCCCCTTCGCATCACAGTCCTCAATGCAGCCATGGAAACGCCAGTCTTTTCAGACTTCTTCTTCAGGGCCTTTTCTATGTCCTGGTTGCTTATCTTCTTTTTTGCTTCGTTGATTGATTCCTCCTCTTTCAGCAGGAATTCGTTGTATTCTAACAAGTTTTTCATTGGAGTATATATCTAATATCATGAATAAGCACACAGTAATAGTAGACCTTGACGGAACAATTTCCACAAAAGGAGACCGTGGATGGTATGAATACAGCAAGGTATCAGGAGACATACCGATTGAAGCCATTATAAGGCTGGTTAGGATGCTGCACTCCAACGGCGTCAACCTTGTCTTCTGCACAGGAAGAGAGGATTCATGCATGAAGAAGTCCATAGATTGGATAAGGAAGCATGTCTTCATGAGTGATCTTGCTCCGGTTGAGATATACATGAGGCCATCTGGAGATAGAAGGCCAGACTTTGTTGTGAAGAAAGAGATATACGCAAGGGACATAGAACCAAGACACAATGTTTGGTTTGTGCTGGACGACAGAAGTTCGGTCGTGAAGATGTGGAGGGAGATAGGGCTAACATGCCTGCAGGTTGCGGAGGGAGATTACTGATGAAGTTTACAGGAGAAGAAACTAAAGAAGAACTCCTGTACAAGGGGATAGAACTCATAGAAAGGTTCTCAGAAGACAACGGAATAAAGATGCCTAAGATCTTCGTAGTAGGTCCAAGCAGGATAAGTGCATACGGGCTTTTCTACCCTAACGACATAATACACGTCAACATGAAGCTGTGCAGGCCGCCTGTAAAGGTTCCAGGATACGATTGGACGTTTCCTGGTTACATACAGGACCTCACGCCTTATGGAATACTAGCACACGAATTTGGCCATTACATATCAGACATGCTGGGAAAGAAGTTTAGAAAGAACTTTGTCAACATAAGAAAGATAGAAGAGAATGTAACATCTACTGATGATAGAGGCCTGGACGAAAAGATGGCAGAAGCGGCAAGACTTTTCATAACAAATCCAGACCTTCTCAGAATAGGAAGACCGTACAGGTATGAGATATTCAGCAGACACTATACACCTGTGGTGAAGCACAGGTGGAAGACGGTCCTCAAGAATGCACACCCAAAGATCATATCAGCTGCAGAAAGATGGATAGAACGCGGTTATATAAAAAAATAGTTAAACCATGAAGAAGTACTCAGAAGTTGCTCCGATTGTTAAGAGCAGCATAAAGAAGATAAACACAGAGACGGAAAGAAGCTTTGCAATAAAGGACATTGAAAATGTTCTAAGCAAGCACAATGCTTCTTCTATATCAGACCTTCCTCTCAGCGTTAAGGCTCAGCTGATGAATGGTAAGTAAGTAACATATTTTACAACGACATAAAAGGCATGGTTGATTATTTCAGCCGTGCCTTTTTCGATATATAAAGAAAATTTCAATTGATGTCATCGACTATAACAGACACACTTTCTTTCATAGAAAGAGTTGGGCCGATACAAGGTTTTGTTGTTCTTTCTCTTCTTTCTGCAATATTCATATTCACAAGGTACTTCATGAAGAGGGTGGATTCTAACTTCTTTGAAATGAAGAATATGAATGAATCCCTGAAGAAAAAGATAGAGGAGCTTGAAAAAAAGAACGAAGATATAAAGACATCAATAGAAGATGCAACAAGAAAAAGGATGGACAAGAAGACGAGTTTCATGAGGAACCATCCATTCTTCTCAACGATTGATTATCTCATAGACGTGAAGATACCAGGAATCCACTTCAAATCAGGGTTCAAAAAGACTGTGTTCACTGATATATTGACCTTCAAGCTTAGGGCTTCACAGGAAGTGTTCAGGACGTTTGTTGCAAATGAGTCAAACCTTAGCGTTGACTCAATTGAATTTAGGAACCATGTCACAAAAGCAATAAAGGATTCATACAACAGGTTCACAACCGACTGTGAGAGGGCAGCTGTGCCACCCATCGTCATTGAGTCGTTCAATTCTTGGGTGAACCCTCTTACAAGGTTTCTTTTTTCAACGGTGGAAAACGTATGCGATAGCAAGATGTATGAATTGAACGTTGATAAACTGAATGCCATACTCAGCATAAACCTTGCAGTGTTTGATGAGATGATATCAAACATTGAGCTTTATCTTGATGAGATAAACGGAGACTTTAATGAACTAGTCTACAGAGGGATAAAGTGTGAGGAAGAACACCACTGATCAAACGTCGCCCATTCCTACAAACGATGTGATGTCCTCTGCCTGTATGTTGAGGCCTATTTCATCAAACGTTGAACCCTTTACGATTGAAGGATTTTTGACAGGTATTTCTGGTCCTTGTGTTTTTTGTGTCGGAGCGCCTTCCCTGTTTTTAAGGATTATGGAGCTTCCTCCTGTTGTTATGTTCTGAGTCTCAACTTCGTAGTTCTCTATTTCCTTTGAGTTTGCAAGGTATATCTCAAGCTCAAGAACAGATAGGTTTGATATCGAGCCATCAGGAAACTGAAGCGTTACCTCTCTTGTTGGATCTCCTTGGACTGCATCGTTTATTCCGACAGGAGAAAGAGGTGAAAATGTTCCCTTCCTGTCCTTTGCAATGAACTCGGTCTTTGACACCGGTATGAACGAATACTTCTTGTAGTTATCCATCAGCCACTTGTACCATCCAGAAAGAGGTATGGCCTTTGATTCTCCGTTGTCAAAGTTTACCCTAACGTTGTCTCCCGTGTAATAGAATGGAGAATTCTGGAACACGCTAGGATGCTTCATGTCATTTAGACACGCAGCCTTTAGCTTGTTCATGAACGTCACAAAGTTCGATTTTATGTCAGGATCTGACTCATAGAACTGCTTGTAGTATGCGCTTATGTAGTTGTTGCCGTTCTGCCATGACATTATTGGATTTTGGTTGTTGCCATACTTCTCCTGTCCCATGCAGAGGTTCCATGAATCATACACAATCATCATCATTGTGTTGAACACGCTGACATACGTTGATATTATTGGATCATCTCCAACCAACCCCTTTACATCCGGAAGGTATGGAGTTGTCCATGAAAACAGAAGATCATCTTCCAGCGACTCTTTTCCATACAATGCATACCTAGTTGTTGCAGAAAGAAGGCTACCAATTCCAATCTTTGTAAGAACTCCTGCCACTGCAGCCACTGCCCCTGCTTCGTTCAATGATGAGTTTGACTCTCCCATCCTAAACATCTTTGGGACCCAACTAAACAGCCCGCGTCCGCCTTTTGATGCAGATTTTGTTATGACGTTTCCTGCCGATCTTAGCATCGATTTTCCAACAGATCCAAGGCCAGCAATCAGAGTTGGGTCTGACTGTAGGACCTTTCCAAAAGGAAGGCCCCATGCTGCAAGGTTTGATAGGTCATCGTCATTGTTTATGTATGAAATGATCACGCTTCTTGCTTCGCTCTGGCTTGGCCACTTGTACCAGTCATCTATGACTGCCTCGAGTATCTCAGCTGAGGTCCTGCCCGAAACGCCACGCATGAATGTTCCAAGGGGCTGTGTTGCCTTTGCATTCATGAAGTCCTGTACGCTTCTGGACGGCCTAACCGAAGGAGCTTTATCGTACGTCTGTATTATTCCGTTGATGTACTTTCCAACAAGCTTCGGCTCCGTAAGCTCATCAACCTCATTAAGCTTCCCCCATTCTGAATAGCTCTTTATCATCACAGCAATATTTTGAAGTAGTTATACAAGGTAAACATGAATTGGTTCATCTTCAGAAGGTTGGAAATGCTTGTGCCTTTGAATATGTAGAACATGTTGTATGGATCAAAAGGCGCATTGTACTTCTTCTTTCTGTCCTCTATCTCTTCTATGCCATACAGAGTTGACAGCATGAACGAAGATGTTGTTGGCACAACCAAATCCTCATTAGACACAAAGGTGTTGAATTGGGAAAGTTCTACATTGCCTGTTAGCTTCATGAACTTGTATGATGAATCGAGTATCCCATCAAACCACTTAGGCTGTATGCTGTCTGCGTTGTTTATGAACACTTTGCTGTCAACGCCAATTTCATCAAAGAAATCACTGTCGTTGACTCCGCCGTACAGCTTTGAAAGGGTTTCCCAATCATCAAGATTTCCTTCAACTTTTGGTGGCACTGCTGAGCCAAATGCATCTGCAATGCTTCCCAAAAATTCCTCAGATTTTAACCTGTTGAACCATGTGGAATCGTACCACTTCACAAACTCGATTGCAACATTCACCTGCTCCTCTTTTGTGACCTTGTTCTTGCTCGTCTGAGAGTTTATGATCGAAAGCGTCATTGGCTTCAAAAAGAGGTCATTTATGCCAGAGGAAAATGAAGCTTTGTTCTTGTTGAATATTTCAGACGTTCTTGACATTGGACACAGAAAGTTTCCATTGTCCATTGTCTGTGCAGCATACTGCTTTAGGAGTATCCTCTGTGCAACGCATGCAAGGAACTGTGGGTATGTTATTTCTGAGTTTGAGAGGTTCTTCAGATTTGCAAATGAGAACGTTATGCCGTTATCCTCAAACACCTGGCCAACAAGAAGTGAATCCTTTTCCATCGTTAGCCAACTAATTTTTTGAACATCGATACTGGGACTATTATTCTCGTGGATCCATCTGTGTAAAGCCCCTTGACATCAGGCTTTTCGGTCCTTCTGAATCCATGCCTGTTGCCCCAGCCAAGGACATCGTTTCTCACCGATCTTATTATAGATCTTGAGTCCTTCCTTGCTTCTATCCTGTTTGTGTATTCTTCATGCTTGTTCTGGCCTATTTGGCCATCAGAAAGAAGAGCTGATATTATGCTCTTGAATTCTGGTGCAAGGTAGCTTATCTTGTAGACCTTTACTCCATTGTATTCATCTTCCTGCATACCTGCATATGAAGATGAAGATGAAGAATCATCTGGCGTCTCTTGCTTAGGTGTTGGTATTCCTCCCTTTGTTGACATTATGTCTGTGTCACCTATGAGATCGTACACCCAAGCACAGCATCCTATTATTAGCATCCTCTGATAAAGGCCAAAAAGGTGTGTGTTGTAAAGAGCGCCCATCCAGGTTTCACGACCTTGCTCAGGCAGCGCCTTGCTCTTTTCTATTGCAAGCTTTGTAGCAGTCTTTATTGCTGACATTGCGCCTTCCATGTCAGGAACATTTGCCTCAAGGTCTGCATCAACCACAAAAGAATTAAATGCAGACATGACATCAGGATTTATTCCTGATGTTATCTTGTTTGGTTCATAGATTGTCGTGTTCAGCCACTTAACATATTGGTTGTTGTTTGCTATGTTGTTGATGAGCCATGCAAGCGACTTTTGCCATGTTGATTTTGTAAAGAACGATTTAAGGCTTGTGAACACCTTCGACATAGATCCAGCAGAAGGGTCTGCTGATTTTGACAGTATTATTGATCCTGAGTCAATCTGTATCGATGCACCAAGCTCTCCATTTATCAAAAAATTCTCAAACTCCTGTATGAATTCCCTGAGGGATTCCTTCTCCTGATTATAGAGGTCAAGCTTCTTTTTTGTGCCCCAGTATCCTCTCAGTTTGGACTTTATCGCCTGTCTTTCCTTTTCTGATATTGCAGCATTGAATATCTTCTTTGTCTTTATTCCCTTCCATGCCTCAACCGCAAATGTGTTCACGAGCTGTGCAGTAAAGATGGAAAGGTCCTCTTCTGGCTTTAGTATCTCATAGAAGAGGGATGCTCTTGGAAAGGACTTCTTTTCAATTCCAAAATCCCACATCCAGTCAGAGACCTTAACACCTGAGAGGTTTTTTCCATCTAGATTTGTTCCATCTCCTATGGCCTCATTCAATGGAAGCAGTTCAGACATATCTCTCTTCTCGAATGTTCTTTCGGGAAGAAATGTTTCTATGTTCTTTATGTTCTTCATGGTTGTATATATCAGTCTTGTTTTGATGTGATCAGAGAAACAAGGTACTCTTTCATCTTGGCAAGGGATTTATCTCCTGGCTTTCCTGTTGCAGGAAGACCAAGCTTCTCTTGGTATGACTTTATAGCGTCCTGTGTCTCATCATCCAAAGTCCCAGAAACAACAACGGTTGGTTCCTTTCCTTCCTTTCTCTGTATCTGGTTCAACACCTTTTGGTAGTCTTCGACCTCAGGTTTTGTGAATGCCTCTTGATAATCACCAGCCTCCGAAGATGCCACCATCTTGCATATCTTTTCCAGTGCATACAGATTCATCATGGACCTCATAACTATTCCAAACGTTGAATATTCCATGACTCCGTATAATGTCCTCTGCTTGCCCATCTCTTTGTACACATCAGAAAACTCAGAATTTAAGGCCAGGTACATCCTTGACAGCTGCTTCTTTGATTGAAGATCAAAATCCTGATCTAACATTCTGTTTATTGAATCAACAGTTGAGTATAATCCATCTGAGTCGAATCCGTAGAAGAGTTTGAACGGGTCTCTATCGATGTTGTATGAGAGCACAAGGCCAGTCATGGCAACAAATGCTTCTTCCTTTTCGCTTAGTTGTTGACCGAGGTCCTTTTCAATCCTTCTTGACCTCTCCTCAAATTCTTCCTGTGTTATCACCCCTTCCTCTTTCAGAGATGATGTAACCTCATTCTGAATGAAGTCGTTCATCACCTTCCTCTTGAAGGTTGAAAACATTGTCAAAAACTCCTTCGATTCATCTATAAGATCTTGCATGTTGACAGGCTCGCTTGAGCCGAGAAGGATCTTCATGTTCGGATTTGAAAAACTGATGTAACCGTACTCATCAAGTGATGTTGGCATTCCGTTATCAAAGAACGTCTCTTCTATTGCATCTGATGCCATTCCTTCTGCTTGGTTCACGACATCAATGAGCTTTCTGATTCCGATCTTTTCATTCAGCTTCTCGGTGAATCCATAGAACAGAGATGACTTTTTCAGTTCATTCTCATTCTCCTTGAAGTACTTTTCTGGGTACTCAAAGCAAAGCTGTGAGGTCTTTGCAAAGAAGTCAGTCATGGTGCTTCCTGCCTTCAACATAGCATCTAGCTCCTTTGCATCATCGACCGGTAGATCGTCTCCGCTTCCTGCAAAGAATAGCTTGAATATCTCAGCAAAGCTTGCCTTGTTCATGTATATCTTTGTGAGGGTCACTCCCTCATTCATCAGCTTGTCCTTCATTTCATCCAAGCCCTGTGCAATAGTCTCAACGCCCTTGTTCTGCTGGTTGTTCTTGAAATAGTTCCATGCAACGCCACCGCTGTATACTGTAGCAGAGATAACGAGCAGCCTCTTTAGATTCCTTTTGAATCCGTTCCAAAGCCCGCCCTTTTCTCCGCTTGGCCTTGATCTTGATCCCTTTGAAATATCATCAAGGTTGGACTTTCCATCGTCTGCCATCTCTTTTCCAAGAGTCTTTACAAGCCCATCTCTTCCCTTTGATTGAAGCGCTGCTGCAGCATCGTCAGACAGGTTTGCACCTGGCTCAAGGCCTCGTCCCAGTATTCCACTTCTTCCATAGAACCTGTTTGATGGCTTTGAATAGACGCTACCTCTTCCTGCATCCTTTATAAAATCGTCTGTGCTCTGTGCAGCCTTTCTTGCTGCTGATAGTTTGTCAAGGTCTCCTGTCTTTGCTGCATCATCTACAGAACTTTGCGCAGTCTTTAGATCATCAGTGAACTTGGCCCTCATCTTCCTTGTTGGTATGTCATCGACCTTTGCTGTAAGGTCATCTATTGCCTTCTGTTCAATTCCGATCTTTCTGACCTTATCAAGGTACTTCTGTGAAGAACCCCTTGCAGCGTTTATCAGTTCATCGCTTCCTGAGTGGTAACCAGAGATGTACTTCTTAGCAATCTCATCGCCTTCCTTTTCAAGTGCCTTTCTGGATTCTTTTGAAAGCGACTGCCACCATGGCTGCTTCTGTGTGTTTATGACATCTGCAAGGCCCTTTTCCATTTTTGATATGTCGTCCGCAGATGCACCAAAGAGCTTTCTGATTAAGCTGCCAACACCTTTGAAACCAGTTTTAACAAGATCATCAACAGTGCTTCCTGTTTGCCTTGCTACAGCATTCAATGCACTGCTCCTTGCATCCTCATTGAGGCGCTGCATTGAGCTGCTTGTGTTCCATTGATTGAAGTTCTTTATCATCTACTGTTTACTTTTTCTTTAGATATTCTTCTATTGCAGCCGAAAGCTCTTCAACGATAGGCTTCCACTCCTCATCCTCCATTGAATCCATCTTATGTGAATTCTTCACCCTGTCCCTTAGATCTTTTGATATCGCACCATCATCAAAAAGTGTGTCTTCTATCTCATTGACGTACGTCCTAAAAGAATACTTTATCACTTCCAACAGGAATGGAGTGACTAGGTACACAAATGGATAAGCTGGTGTTTGTAATGCCCTTCCTTTTCCGTATTCATCGAGGGAATTTACAAACCACGTAAGGACGTTAAAGTATTCTTTGTATCTGGAATTTTTATCTCCAGACTTACCGAACGCCACCTTTGAATGATACATGATGCTTCCCATCGAGACAGACATGACTTTGACATATTCCTTTAGCTGGTCAACATTATCAAATGTGTGTATCGTTCTTTTTGAAGCCTTTATTACGTACTTATCACCATCCTTTTCCATTGTGGCAAAATCAAACTCTTCTCCAAATGCATCATTGAATGATTTGACCCAATTATCAATACTTGTGGGGTTTTCAAAGATCTTTGAGAATGCTTCCTTTGTTGATTTAGCTATTTCTTTAACTGCTGAGATGACATTGTCTGGCCGAATAGATGATGACAGGTTTGATAGAACATCCTTTGTAATCTCTGGAAGTATGAAATCTCCTACATTTGCCATTGCATACTGTATTGCATCGTCATTCCTCTGGCTTATAGCGCCCTTTATGTTATACTCATTTCTAAAGAGTAGGGCGTTTATTTCAGCAACAGTATTATTAAAGTCTCGACCGCCAAGTTTTATGAGATCCGTCAGCTCCATTATGGTATTAAGAGACTCTTTTTCATCTGTCAGGTATTCTATGTCGGATGCTGCAAATGCTTTATCGTAATTGACAAACATCACATTTATGAGTTCCTTGCCAGTCTTCGATTGGAAGTAGCTCGTCTTCTTTGCAACATTTGATATTGCTTTGTCAAGCCCATCTATGATGTTCTTAAACTTTGGAACCCTGTCGGCTGCTTCAACGAAGGCCTGGTTGTTTACAAAGTAAACTCCGCCATCCTGCTCTCCAACATCCAACTTCTTCTGGTATACCGATTTCTCTTTCCTAAGTGTCTTTGCAGCAGCCTTTACCTTTGTTGACACCTCTTCTAGTGCAACTATTCCACAAAGCAGCTTTATGTAAGGCTCCCATTCTGTTCCCTTTGCCCAATCCATCCCAAGTGAATCTATGTCCTCTATCGATGACAGCTCTGTTATCAGGTCGCTTGCTATAGGCTCAAGCTTTGTTGGAAAGTTTATTGGGCTCTGACCTGCAAGAAATGATGGATACTCTTTTGTGAGCTCTTGGAACCGCACAATGTCAAAGTCTGCTGTTGAACCCTTTGTAAATTCAGACAACATCTTTATTGTCATCACCTGTCTGTTGCTCGTGTTATCAGGGTCGATGCTTTTTACTGCATTGAACATTGAACCAACAAAGTCTTTTACGTTCATAGTTCCTTCACGCTTCATGTACATGCTTAGAGGGTACTTAGTGAACATGTCTATGTTCTGGTTTGCAAAGTTCTCAAAGTATGAAATCTGCATGGCTTTGTTTGAACCCATCTTACTGAGATCTGTTGATGGAGAACCAAACAACGAATAGAACGACCTGTATAGCTTTATTAGGTTCTCCTCCATGTCAGGCTTTAGAGAATCTGGAACTGTTGCAACTATGTCCTTTGCATTCTTGATTGACTCTTTGTTCTTTGATATTATGATGTCCTGCTTGCTAAAAAGCTTTACAAAGAGCTGGTAGTAGAGGTATATGAAGAAGGTTTCGATGTACTCATCGTACTCTATGTTAACATCACCCTTTTCATCCTTGTTCCTTATAGGATTTGCAAACTGTTCTATCTTTTTCCTGGCATCTGCACCAATTCCAAAAAGACCGCCCAGCGATGGTTTTATTATTGACTTAAACTTTTGGTATGTGAAACCGCCCTCGCTCTCACCGAAGAACTTTGTTATGTCCGCATCCCTCCTTGGCATCTTCTCTTCAGGGGAAACAACGCTTGAAATCCCAAGCGGTTCAATGCCTGAGATCTCAGTTTTCTTAAAAAGCTTTGTGCTAAGTTCTTCTAATAGTAAGTTCATTTCCTTCTTTAGTTTATTCTACCGTCTCTTCTTCTGCGGTCTCTTCAGCTGCTGTTGCTTCCTCCTCTGCCGGCGTTTCGCCTGCTGCTTCTTCTGCTTCTGCCTCCTCAGCTCCTGCTGCTGCCTCTTCTGTTTCCCTAAGAAGCATCTTCCTGTTCTCTTCAAGCTCACTTGCAGTGAAGTCCAAGAACTGCTCAACGAGCCAGTTAACGGAGAAGAATGCCTTGTCTCCCTCGCCCTTAAAGTCCTTGAGCTTTGTGATGTGATCTATTTCCTTCTGGAGGATCTCCATCTTCTTTGACTTCTCAAAGAGGTTATCGCTGTTGAACCTTATGCCGATGTTGCTCTTTATGAGAAGATCGTCCTTCAGCTCTGGGTGCTTGAGGGTAAATGCAAGCCAGACAGGCTTGTACACAAGCTCTTGGAAGCTTGACCTCAGGCGGTTTATCAGCTTTGCAAACCTTATCTCTTCTCGCTCGGCGCCCTCTGCATTGAACGTTATGGTTCCTGCTCCGCCCTCTTGGTTGAATCGATTGAATGGAATGCCAGACTCCATCTTAAGCTTGTCCCTGAAGTACTTGAGTGCATCCATGTTTGACAGGTCTGGCCCGCCGTTCTCAATCGCCTGAATGTCTACTGTCTCGCCATTCTTGTTTGGGAAGATGTAGTTCTTGTAGAACGGAATGTTTGGACGTCCCTGAACGTTCAGCTCGCCGCTGTCGTTATCAAGATAGAGGTCCTCACGATAGATGGAAGCAAACTGTGAAAGGGATTGGACCCATCTCTGTGGAGACTTTGATCCAACAGGAACAACCATCTTCATTCGCCATTGGGCGTTCATGATGTTCCATATGATCCTTGAGTTTTCAAGCACGCGAAGAAGGTTGAAGCTTCTAACAAGAGGCTCAACGTACGATATCGGGCCTACGCCTGATCTTGCATATGATATGTAGATTATCTGTGAGTCGTAGAGAACTCGCCTCTTGTTGTAGTCGTTCTCATACTGATACCAGACCTTCTTTCTTACTCCGCCTTCAAGAACGACATCTGGCCTAAGGCTGGCAGGATCAAGCTCCTTGAATCCTATGATGTCAGTTGCCTTATCGTTGTAGACGACCTCATATGCAAGAACTCCTTCGATGAGGAACTGCCTGAAGATAGAAAATGCCTGTTGGTCCTCATTGAACCTGAACGAAGTGTAAACTCTGTCAAATATTGCATTGAGATCATCTATGACCTCCTGTTCCTTATCATCTTTCACAACGCCTGGTATGCCCTTCGTGTCGATGTAACAGAACCTGTTCTTGTTGTCGTACACGATGGATTCATCAGCAACGATGTTGATCATGAAGTTTATCTCACCATTTCTGGCAAACTTCCTGAGCATCTCTCTCTTTCCAACGTAGTCCTTATCAAAGTATGTGATGTACTTCTTTGGTCCAACATCTTGGATAGCAAGTGCGTATTGGAGTTCGCTCTGTGTGAGAGCATCTGCGCCAGCAATGTGCGCAAACATGGATTCGGTCGATCCAACAGCCATTGACTGCTTGATCACCATGTCATCATAGTTCATTCCTAGATTTGCAATCTTTCTTATGCTAGATGCAAGCCTTGAACTCAATGAATCATCTTTTCTATCAAAAAAACCTGCCATAGGGTCTAATGTTGTACTATATATTCGAACTAAACTGGTTATACCCTCATGGAAAGCTAGATGTTTGATTCTATTTTCGCCAAAGGGGACACTTATGTGTCTTCTTTATACATCTCTACTGGGTTTGTGTTAACAAAGGTTGTTGGAAGATAGTATAGCAGGAACTTCCAATCCTCGTACCTGACAGCCTTTACAGAGTCTCTCATTATCTTTGATCGGTCTATCTTCATCAGCCTTGGCTTCATACCAATGAGATCAAAGAACTTCTTTCTGTACTCCTGATGTATGAATGGAAGGTCCGTTTGGTCCCTAGTTCCATCCCTGATCTTTTCTATGTTGTCTGCTATCTGGTTTGGGAATGCCTTAACGATTCCCTTGAAAAGCCTGACACGATCCTTTGGATTGAGGTAGTTTATGTTTATTCCTATCTCAAACAGCCTGTCTCCCTTTTCTATGACGTTGGTTATGCTCATGAACATTGGGTGAAGGTCTGGTCCCTTTCCATCGTATCGAAAGCTGTATATCTTTCCTGAAAAGAGCCTGTTTCTGTTGAAGATAAGGTAGTCATCCAGGGTTTCTTCAAACCCGCTGTAGCTGCTTTTTATGTAATTCTTGCTGACCCAATCCTGGAGGCTCTTTACGTCTATTATGCCGTTCTTTAGAGATGATGGACCAAAGTTATAGATGTACTCAAAGTCTCCAAACACTTCATTTAGGTTCATAGAATGTTGAGATTTTCTTCCGTCCACACCTTGAATTCGTACCCAAGGTTTAACGCATACTCAGTCGCAGCAGCCCACTTTGCTTTATTTATCACAATGGTCTTCAGATGATCCATGTATCTCTCCTGCGTCTTGAACGTCTTTGGGTTCTTTGCCTCAAACACTGCCTGCTTCTTGGGCTTTATCTCAATTAGATACTTCTTTACTTCTCCTTCATTTGTTCTTATACTGCAAAAGAAGTCAACAAAGTATTTGTGCATCCTTTGATCTATAGGTGAGAAGTAGTTTATTGCAACCGGCTCGCTTGACCAGTTTACTACGATCGGGGAGTTATCACACAGTGACATGAACTTCTTTTCCCATGACGACCTGTATATTATCTTGGTCAGGTCTCCCATGTACTTTTCCGGATGAGCAGGAACAAAATATCCCTGTCTGAATCCTGATTTTGGGTTTGGGCGAAGATCCTTTATATTTTTCATGTCATAATATATATAACCTAAATAACAACACTAACATGAAAGAAGTACTTAAGCAAATGAATAGCGACAGCGAAGCATTTGGAAACAAGCCAGCAAAGAAGCTATCAACATACAGGATAGATGACGAAACAAAAAAGATCGCAGACCTTGTTGTTGTGACTAGATCTCTGATGAATGGTAGCAGGCCAGAATCTTACACAAAGCTCATTAAGAACCTGGTAAAGGAAGAATGGCTTAGGATAAAGCAAGACATCCACTTCCACCAGCTTTTGAAGGACTCTTAAATGTTTGAGAGGCCTTCTGTCTCATTGATGTTTATGATCTTGATGTTTTGAGTTCTTCCTCTGAGCTTCTTCCATCCCTTTGCAAGACCATTCTTTGCTATCTGTGTGTAGTAAGCAAATGCATTGTTTGACCTCTCTGGATTGAAGTTTCTCCAGTAACGTATTAGGTCTTCTATTGCAAATGCTATGCAATCCTTTCGGTCTTCTTCGTACTTGAACTTTAGTACTTTGGATAGCTCATTTGCTATGAGTATGAGCATGTTTAATGCTTCTGGCGTAAGTTCATTCTTTTCTTTGGACTTTAATATCTCTTCGAAAAGCTTCTTTTGATCTATGTATTTGGACATAGTTTATTATAGCCCGAGGATGTTTTTTTGTTACGTCAATGATTTAATGTTTGCTGCTAGCCTGTAATAGACCTCTTGCAAGCCTTTTGTGCTTACTCCAATTTCATCTAGATCATGTATGACGTCGTTCATTGTCTTCAACACGTCATTCAACTGATCCATCTTTGTGAATATTGTGAGCTTCTTTTGCTCACGCTCTACTTCTTTCTTTACGTTCATTATCTGACCGTGGTAGTCAATATCATCATAGTTGATATTGCCTTCAAAAAAAGAAGACTGATCCTGAGAATCAGTCTTCAAGAAAGAATTTACATCCTTTAGGTTCTTCATATGGTTTTAATTAAGCTTCATCGATTGCACCGCCGTATGATCCAAGAAGTTCTTCATCCTCTTCATTTTCTTCAAACTGGATTTCAACTTCTTCATCTTCTTCTGGATACTCATCAAGTTCGTATCCATCAACATCATCAGGGTTTGTCATGATGACCTGACGGCTTCCATAACCTGGATTCATCCTTGATTCTTCTTCATAACGGTGGAGATCTTCTTCTCCTTCTTTTTCCATTTCCATCTCAGAAGATTCGATGTCCTCATCGATCTCTTCTTCTTCCATTTCCTCGTCTACCTCCTCTTCCATTTCCTCATCGATCTCTTCTCCTTCAATGTCGTCTGCTTCTTCGGCTTCTTCCATTTCTTCTCCAAACTCAGGAGCATTATCGACTTGAATTGGAACAATGATGTCATCATCCTCATCATCCCAGAAGTCCTCATCAAAATCATCATCATCAAAGTCTTCGTCATCGTATGAATCGTAGTCTTCATCATCCATTTCATCCCAATCAGAGAAGTCATATCCGTGTGATGCTTCTTCTACTTCCTCAGTCTCTACTTCCTCTTCTTCGATGTTTTCATCAAGCTCTGGATCATAATCATCATGACCCTTTGCTGCCATCTCATCAAAAGTATCAACGTCTTCTTCATACGTCTTTCCAAACTCTGTGTGCTTGACGACATTTGAAGGATTTGTTGTCATTCCCTTTACGTCATCAACTGATATGCTAACGACATCGTCAAGGTTATCAACATCCTCATCAAGCTCCCTGTTTTCCTTTACCATCTTCTTTACATCGACGTGCTTTCCAAGTGGCTTTGCATTTGAGCCTTGGATCATCTGAAGATCAACTTCAGGTGATGATGTTGCGCTCTTCTTTACCATTGTTTCAATCACATCAATGTCCTTGTCGATGCACTGGATTGTTTCACCGTTGTTGAGAAGAACTATGAATTTTCTGTCTACACCATCAACAGAAAGAACTGTTCCTGTTCCCTTTGCCCTAACCTTTACGGTATCGCCAACAGCAGGGAGTGGAACGTTTGATGTTGCCTCATTGAGCTTCTTTGACACTGCAGAGTACTTCCTCTTGAGCTCCTTCAATTCTTCTTGGAGTGACTCTTCAAGCTGCATGATTGTCTTGCTCTCTCTGATGTCTTCATCGTTTGCCTTTTCTTGGGCTATCTTCTTCAGTTCCTTTTCAACAAGAACGATCTTATTGAAGAGGCTTGTTGAAATCTTTTGGAGCTTATTGATCTCCTTGTTCTCTTCTGAAAGCGTCTCAACAAAAGATTCAGATATGTCGTATGAAAGAGTGTCCCAAACGAAGTTCTTTAGCTGTGTTGCAGTTGTGAAGTTTGCTGTCTTGTTCTCATTCATTGAAGGGTTTACGTAGTTAACAACGTAGCTGTCACCCTTGAAAACATTGATCTTGACACCTTCATAGATGTTTGATGTTATCGTCTTGGAGAAATCGATCTCCATGAGCTTGTCAATGTTCTCGTGGATTGTCAACACATCTACAAGGCCTCTGCTGTAGCTAGGGTCAATTATAGAAGATACTGCTGCTTTGTGCTTGAGTTCATCCCTTGTGAGTGAAGTTCCATTGAGATCGATTGAACCGTTTTCATTGATCTTGATTGTATCACGACCCATGAACATCACAACATTGTCACCCTGTATTGTCATTCCCTTTGACTTTACAACATTGTTTATTGCAAAGAGTGAAGGCGATTCGCTCTTGATTTCTGATTCCTTGATGGAAATGATCCTGTTTCCGTCCTTCTTGTAGAAGGATCCATCCAAAAGGATGTAGTCGGCTGATTCCTTTATGTCAACAAATCCAACAGAAGGCTTTACAGTGCACTTTGTGGTGTTTGCAAGCATGTTGAAACCACCGAATGAGTTCTCAATGAGCCTAAGGTTATTTGCAAGCTTGTTGATGTTTGTATCGAACTTGTACCTATCAAGCTCTTGGATGATCATCTTCCTTGAGCCTGTTGTCCTGTCCATGACATATGCATCAAGCTTTTCAATGAGTGCTCCGTATATGAAGCTGTTCCTTGATGCCTTTATTACATCGATGGAAGACTTAACAAGTATGTCCTCGCTCAGGTCATTCTTTGTTGCCTCAAGAACCTCGTACTCACTCTTTACGACAGGGTCCCAAAGAAGTGGCTTAAGGTTATTGAGATAGTTCTCAATGATCAGGTAGTCGGCATTGGATTCGCTCAATCTCTTGAACTGATTGATTGGTCCCTTTAGATGTGGGTAGTTTGATACCCCGCTCTCTGCCAATATCCTGTCTGCAGACTTCTTAATGCCCATATCTATGAGTGAAAGAAGTCTCGACTCGTTTGAGACGAATGATTTTACCGCAATGTCTGATGTGTATGCCGAAAGCTTATCAATCGCAATCTGTGAAAGATTCTGATCAGGTATGCTATCTGCCATCTCAACGAGGGATTCGCATATGCGCCTAACGGCACCCTTTACGGTTTTATTGGACAATATAGCCAGACGTGATTTAGCTGTGTTCATTGGAACCATATATTTTTCTCTGATTTATATATCAGTTAGTTTTGAAAAGTTTGTTACATCGTTGAGCGATTGATGTTAGTAGAGCTAACATCCTTGAATAATCTTAGATTTACGTTCAATCCGTCGGGCATTGGAATGTTACTCCAGAAGTCCAGGACTATTATGCTGAAGTTGTCATCGGATCCATACACTATCGTACAAAGATCATTTGCTGTTATCGAACCATTTCCTGAAACATACTGGACACTCCAAATTGAAGATGTCACGTTTCCATTAGAGTCCGTTTGATTGTTCACTGAAAGTATCTTAAATGTGACCCTTGCATCACCAGTCTTGTTCACTATGGTTGCAAACCGGCTGAATTGGCTCTCTGTCATGTAAACGGACTTCATCCATTTTGTCAGGTTGTTGGAATTAAAGTCTGTTCCGCTCACAGTTATCTCAGTGACATTCTCAAAGAAGTTCGGTTCATCCTCTGGGTTTACAACGCCTGGAACATCAACATTGAACTTTATGTTTCCGTCTGAAACAGAAGAAGATGATGATACGTATTCAAAAACCTGGAAGTGCTCATCTGAAGTTAGGACCATGGCAGAAAAATCTGCTATGCGACTGTATATTATTGAAAGGTCATCACTGTCAACTATAGGAACCGTGACAGTATTGCCGGTTCTTTGAGCAGGGCCATCAGTTGTTATGATGAATGATTTTCCACTATCAGTATTCTTTATCGTCAGGTACTGGCCTGGCATTATCTTTGTTTCATCAATGTAGGAATCAAAGACTATCGTCATGGATCCTGGATCAATCGATGAGCTGGTGCTGAGCCTTGGATTATTGTCCTTTGCCTGTTCCCTCTGTCTGTAGATCTCTTGGCTTGAGCTGAACGTCTGGATGCTGTTTCCTTTGAAGAATTCAGTCGTTGCATCAATCACTGGAAGATACGTCTCGACCTCTATTGTGAATCCCATCTTTATCCTCTGATCATCACTGTAGCTGTATGAGTATGGTTTCTCTCCAGGAAGAGGTGCAGGTATCATTGCCCTTGCTGGTATTCTTATCGATTCATACCTAAAGCTGAAAGGAATGGTCTTGAAGAACTCTGAAAATGCAACCTGAGCGATTCTAAAGTAGTCAAGCAGGATGTCAACTATTATATCAACCTGGAAGCTTACCCTTAGAGGAACTGCTATTGCTTGGGCAGAGTACGTCTTCATTGCACCGTCCACCAACTTCTGATACTCAATCCTGACGTAGTTGTTCGTCAGGGAATCCTCTGGCATCTCTATGCCAGCAATGCTTACAACTCCTCTTGGAATCGGATCATAGTTTCCATCTGCAAAGTCAAACTTGCAGTTGTCCATGTTTATGAAGTTGTCCTGAATGAACCTTCCATCGCCAACTATGCTAAAATAGAAGTCAAGGCTGAACGGCCTTGTCTCTGTTGGACTGACTATGACGTCGTACCTTATCCTGTCGTTGAGCGCATTTATGAACGCCACGACGAGGCCTCTAAAGAAGACGTTGTCTGAGTTGGTTTTGAAGTTAAATGGATTCATTGATGTTCTATATATCAGCCTATCTTTTCTAGTTCTATGGAAGAGAAGCCATTGTTCTTACTGGTCCTGAGTATGTAGTCAAACTCCTCATGCGGAAGCGATGAGTGGTTGACAACAATCGTATTCAGCTTCAACTCCCTTGTTATCTTTCCAAGGCTCCTGATCATGTGGTAAACATTGTTTGTATCCACAGATGAGAAGACCTCATCCAAGAAGAGTATGTTCAGCATCGGGAACTTCATCTTGACAAGCTTTATGAGGGACAGGAGGACAACTATATCGACCTTCTTCGTCTCTCCTGTTGAGAGAGATACTGGAGATATTTCCTCTCCGAGGTGTGTCAGCACTGCATTGAACTCCTCGTCAAACTTGATGTCGTAGTCAATGTTCATCTCGATGGAAAGCTCCTTGATGTACTTATTGAACATTGGAAGTATGCTCTGTATTGCAAGCTGCTTCACGCCTTTCTCACCAAGAAGCTGATCAACGACCTTATTAAAGTTGGCCATGGATTCAGCCTTTGCCTTCTCTTTCTTCTTCTCAGACAGCGACTGCTCGTTCTCCTCTATCATCTCTCTGATCGCCTTTGTATCTTCGCTGACGTTCTGCTTCCTTGAAAGTTCATCGATCTCCCTCTTCACAGAAGAGAGGGCTGCCTTTATCTCTGCTTCCTTCTTGTAGAAGGACCTTTCAACCGTCTGGACCTGCTCCCATTTCGAGAGGACCTTTTCATAGTCTGGCATGATCTGATCGACCATTGATCTGATGGAAGTCATCTGTGTTGAAAGCTCTTCCTTTCTCGTCTCACTGAAGTCCTCTGACATCTCACGCTCACATGTTGGACACGTCTTCTTGTCGAAAAACCTGATCTTTTCCTCGAGTGTTTTGATCTCATACTTTGATGTTCGTATGGTGTCTTCCATCGTTGACTTCTTCTTCTGGATTGCATCCTTGACAGAGTCTATCTTCTCCTTCTCTTCTCTTGATGCAGATATAGATTCCTCAAGCTCCTTTGCTCTTTCCTTGAGCTCATTTGCTGTTGTCGTCTTCTGCTCATTGAGCTTTCTCTCTGTCTCTTTGAGCCTTGAGCTGTTCTTCTCTATCGACGATTCAAGCCAATCAATCTCTGATGTGACAGAATCAAGCATGGACTTCACGTCCTTTGAATCAGACTTCAGAAGCTCTCTCATCTGGTTTATCACATCCAATGAAAACAGACGGTCTATTATGGCCCTCTTGTCTCCAGGAGACATGTTTATGAAGCTCTTGAAGTCATTGATGTTCAACGAGATGAGGTTGTCAAAGACGTAGTACGGCATTCCATACAGCTCCTCTTCGAGGTAGTCCTGCACGTTCTTCTTTCCTGATTCATCGTACCTCTTTCCGTCAACAGTGACTTCAAGGCTGGTAGGTGCAACGCCACGTTCTATGACTATCTGACGGCCCTTGGACTCAAGCTCAACACGGACCCATCCGTTCTTGTTCTTTCGATTAGCAAGATCCTTGAGCTTCTTGTTGTTCACCTTTCCATAAAGGCCAAACGTTATGCATGAAAGAAAGCTTGACTTTCCTGTTGCATTCTCACCCATGAGCATGTAAAAGCCTGGGTTGTTCTCAAAGTCTATAGTCTGGACCCTGTTTCCATAGGATGTTATGTTCCTCCATAGAACCCTTTTTATCTTCATTTCTCAAGACCTCGTGTTTCCATAACTCGTGTGTGTAGAGCGTTCATGTACTTTTTAAGGGCATCTTTTAGCTTTGTTTCATAAGAAAGAGAATCTATGAACCTGCCTGCTATGTGCATCAGGTCAAGATCGTATCCCTCTTCCATGAGGTTCTCATCGGTCAATACGATCGATGACGTTGCCATGTTTGTTTTGAACGTCAGCTTTCGGTGGAACCCATCGAGGTGTGACTCCAACTCCTGGAATGGGAAATCAATCGCCTGGTTCTCATCGAGGTATATGTCAACAAAGTTGTTCTTGCACTTGCCTCTTAGATCCTCAAGCGTCATGTCAAGAACTTCATCGACATTGAACCTTATGAACCTAGGAGATACTGGATTCTCCACAAACTCCTCTGTTCCTGCCTCAGTGTCAAGTATCCAGTAGCCCTTGTGGTTTCCTATGTCTGACCTCGTGAGCTCGTACGGGCAGCCAACAAAGTTGACGTTGCCCACCTTCTGCCTGTAGTGGATGTGTCCAGTGTAAACCTTCTTGTAGGTCTTGAACTCCTTGACCTCATTTCCGTGGTCTATCTTCGTCCACTTGTTGAACTCTGCTCCCTTGACATCTGTGTGGCAAAAGAGGTAGTCGGCCTTCTTGAACTGCTGAAGGCACTCTTTCTCCTTCTCTGGGTTTGCCCTCCATGGCATCATGAGCATGGATTTTCCACCCAACTCAATCAGCTCTGGCTCCTCATACACTGTCACGTTTGGAAGCCATCCCAGCGGCTTCACTGAGTTAACGCTGTTGCTGTTTAGATCGTGGCAGTCGTGGTTTCCAAGTATGACCCTGACAGGTGCAATCCTTGAAAGCGCCTCAAAGACCTCCATGCCAAGGTTCAGAACCTTCAGGTTTATGCTCTGCCTTGAATCAAAGACATCGCCTAGATGGAATATCTCATCTCCTGGCTGCATCCTCTTCTTAACGTCTTCAATGAACCAGTCAAAGAAGAACGACCTTTGTATGTCCAGCCACTCAACAGAGTTGGATCTAACTCCAAAGTGTGTGTCTGATATCAAAAAAATCTTCATTAAAAAAGCTTCTTTATGTTCATTCGAGAGAATATGTGGTAGTCTTTATCCAGCTCGCTGAGGAGTTGTTCCTTGTATGATATGTTCATCTCTTTGAACATGTTCTCATAGTTGCATCCAAGGTACTCACACGTGCCAATGACAAACTCTATCATTGAATATGTTGTGTCGTCTCGTCTGACCTCCTCTACTATGAAGCAGAAGTAGTCATTGAGCTTTGCCTTTGGCAGTTTTCTCTTTGGATGGTCGTCGAGCTTGAAGTCAGATGACTTTGTTATGAGCTCTATCTTTTCCAGGAGGCCCTTGAATCTTGCGTACTTCTCACTGTTGTAGTACTCATCAAGGTTTTGGTCTGCGTATTCGTCACTTATCCTCATGTCTCTTGCATGAAAGAACTCGTGGTCTACCTGACCGGTGTTGTATTTGTTGTCTAGGATCTTATCCCCGTGTCTTCTGCTCATATGCTTGCACTAAATGGTGGTTCGTTGGTTTCTTTTATCGTCATCCTCTTGTAGTCGACTGAGAACTTCTTCTTTAGGTTTATCTCTTCAGAGTTTCTCAGAGCCAGGGCCTTTATGTTGTACTCATTCTCTGCTTTCATGATCTCAGTCTGGATTATGCCATACAGCGTGTCAACTGTTGCTGCAAGACCCATAGACTCAGATATGTCTGTCATGAATATGTCACTGTTTCCTAGATTGGTCCTGTTTATCTGCGTCGCTGATAGTATGGCCCATCTGTTTCTCATGGCCATAGCTCTTACGTCTTCTGCTATCTGCTTGATCTTTTGGTAGAGGTTCTCAGTGTTTGGGTTCCTCCAGTTCTTCATGATGTTGATGTAGTCAATGACCACAAGATCAAACTTTATGCCTCTTGTTGTTTCAATCTTTCTGATGAACGTCTCAACGTCATTCACTGAAGCAGTCGATGCTGGATACGACTTGATGAAGAGGTGTCCAAACGGGTTGAACCCATCTCCGTAGTTTATCGTCTCCTGGATCTTCTTCTTCATCCAAACAGGATCGTCAATGTTGTTGCTGTACTCTGCTGTGGTGACGCCCATGAGGTTTGCTGAAAGCCTCTGAAGGTATTGGTAGTCAAGAAGCTCAAGCGTCACAATCATGACGTTCTTGTTTGACTTCACTGCATTTGCTGCCATGTTGAGGAGCCAAACAGACTTTCCTGATTTTGGACCTCCTGCAAGAACGTTCAATGTTCCTGGTATCCAGCCTCCGCCCATCGTCAGATCGAAGTATGAATACCCAGTGTTGAACGATTCATAGCTTATTGACTTGTGGCACAGAGGATCAGAGAAGTCAAGGAAGTTATCGTTTCCAACATCAACGTTGCCGCCGTCTCTGATCATAGACACGACCTTATCAACAACATCCTTGACGTTCTCTGTGTCGACCTTCTGCGTCTTCATGAATGTGAAAGCATCGAACAGCGACGTGTTCAATGACCTCCAGTATATCCATGCCTCTACCGTTTCACCAAGCCATTCAGTATCATAGTCTTCAAGGTTGATGTTGAAAAGCCCATCAACGTAGTCAAGAGTTATGACCTCATCCAGCTTGTTTGCCTTTATGAGGTGCTTCAGCTGCTCTCTTGACGGAGACTCCTTGTACTTAAGAAAGAACTGCCTCGATATCTCATACACCTTCTGGATCTCTGCTATCTCAAAGAACTTTGTCTCAACAGCATCAAAAAGCTTTGAGTCGCTGAGTATCTTATTGAATACGATCTTTTCTGTGTATACGTCTGGTGTCATTTGAACGGCGACTTTATTACTGTGTATGTTGTTTTCTTTCCTGATTCAGATGCATCAAAGTATGAGTTTGACACTGCCCAGCTCATCAGCTCTTCTGTGTACCCTGCATCGACCTTAAGCTTCAATGCATAATGGATGTTAGATGATGATATCGTCTGTGAGTCCTTCTCTTCCATGTATCTAAGAACGTCATACAATGCATCCTCATAAGAGGAGTATCCGTTGGATTTAAGGTATGTTCCAAGAAGATGTTTGAGCTTCAGCTTTTCCTTATTCAAGTGTGTCTTCTTCATCATCGAATCCTTCAAAGATTTCTGACATTGAATCGCCCTCAACGATGTTTGGAAGCTCAAACAGAGGCCTTATGACGTTGTCATCGATTTGTTTGAGGACATCATCAGTGAAGACTTCTGATGTGAACAGCTGGCTTGACTTTATCGTCTTTCCAAGATGCTTTACAGCAAAGGTCTTTGGATTGGCTGAATCATCTGAGATGTACTCAAACTCACCTGTTGGTACCCTCTCAACGACTGGCTTGCCCCTCTTTATCACCGGGTTTCCTTCTTCATCTAGGACTGGCCTTTCATCAATCCTCTCTTCCAGCTTTCCAGGCCCGATTCCGACTGCGTCCCATGATACGTACTTCTCAAGGCCAACGTAAGGATTCATGCCGTTGTAGAACGAGATGTGGAACTTCACTGGGATTGGCTTTGCAAACCTGTTCTTGCTTGGCTTTGATGTCACAAGAACGCCAGTCTTTGTCATTCCGGCCTTCTCTGCCTGCTTGTTGTTCTCCTTGAGGTTTGCCTTTGAAAGCATGAGGATCATCGATGCTGCATAGATTGCACCGCCGCCGCCCGACATGATCTGAGTAGGAACGTATGCACCAACCGAAGTGTAGCTGTGATTTGTAAACACAAGGGGTATTTTCAGTTCAGCAAGATCTGTTGTGACAATGCGGAAGAGCGACCTGATGTCTCCTGCCCTCGTCATATCCTTCTTGTCGCTTCCAGAAAGTGCATCGCTTCTCTCCTTCTCTGTTGCAAGGTTTCCTATCGAGTCAACAATCATCATGATCTTTGGCGTCTCGTATCCCTTGTCTTTCTTCTCCTTCAATTGGTCGTATAGGTTTGCGCAGAAGTTCTTTAATGTCTTAATCGTATTGACTGGTTGATACCTGATCTTCTCTGGATCAAGACCGAACTTCCTTGCAATGTCCTCATCTATGGCAGACTCAGAATCACAGTAGATGATGTAGTAGCCCATCTTCTGTGCCTCTCTTGCGATATTGAGACAGAGGAACGACTTTCCTACACCAGACTCGCCGCTAAGGGCAACGCTTCGTGTGTTTGGTATACCCCCAAAAAGTGAACCAGAAAGCTGTGCATTCAACACATAGTTTCCTGTTGGGATGTATTCATCTATCTTTGAGAACTTGTTCTCTGTTAGTATTGAGCCAAGCTCACTGACCTTTGAAAGACTCTTATCGAGTTCTCCAAACGAGAATTGTTTTGCCATTTTAACCTCTATTGTTTTTTAGAATAATCTCTTGCTTGTTACAAGATTTCCTGGCACAGGAGGAAGACCTATGACCTCAAGAAACCTGTTGATCGGTGAAATGAGAGTCTTTTCAAACTGAACATCAAAGTTCATCTTTGGTGCAAACTCGTAAGGAAAGGCATCTGTGTGGTATGCAAAGACCTGGTCCTCTCCTTCTGCATAGTAGTACTTCACCTTGTCACCTGACTTTAACATTTCATACTTTGCTTTCCACTTTTTGTTCTGACCAAGCATGTAGTTGTAGTATCCTGCTGCACGAACGTGGACCGGACACTTGCTTCTCACTTCAAATGGCTTGCTAAAGTCTCTGTCGTTTGCGATGTATTTTTCATAATCGCTTATGCCCTTTGTTATCGATATCTTCTCGATCGGCTGTATCTTAAACTCTGCTTTGAGGTCCTTCAGTATCTTTACAAAGTCTGCATACTGTATGGCCTTTTTGTGTGTGAAGATGTACTTCATCAGGCCTCTCATCTTGTCTCTGATGAAAGGAGGAGTTGACCCCTGGACCATCTCAACACCCTTTGGCTTGATCTTTGTCATGCTCTCTATGTCGATCCCTGGATCCTTCCACACCGGGTTGAGGACGTACTTCTTCTTTGCAATGATTATTGCAGATTCTGATATCATCTCCATCTCAAAGTTCTGGAGGTTCTTTGTGTTGAACTTCTCGCTGTACTTGTCAAAGCACTTGTTGAGAAACAATTTCAGACGATTATCATAGAGGCTGAGTATGAATGCCTTTGCATCTCCCTGCCAACCGCAGCTCCTGAGGACAGGTTCAAACGTCACATAGGAGGAATCTGTGTCATTGTAGAACGTCACCGTCTCTGTTATAGGAGAGACTTCACCCTCTATTCCAAGCTGTTCATGGATGACGTGATCCTTGTGCCAAAACTCTTTGAAGTATAGATTGATGTACTTATCAGCGCTCTTGATGATGTCCTGACCCTGCAGAGTTATTGCCTCTGCAATGTCAATGTTGTACATGATGAAGTACTTGCTTCCATATGCACCGTAGACAGAGTTGATGAGGAGCTTTATCGATTGCTCCTCATTCGTCTTCTGCATCTTGATTATCTCAAGCCTGTCTATCTCTTTTTGGATCTCATCATACGATTTTGAGGTCCAATCATCAAGGTTGAAAGATACGGAATCAATCCTCATTGACAACGCCTATTATTGATGTTGTGTCTGATTCTGTTGAGTATGTTATGACCTTGTCTTCTGATATGTTGAGCTTGAACGTGTCATCTCCTATGTAAGAGAGAAACTCCTTCTTCACCTTTATTGGCCTTTCAAGAGAGCCTGTGACTTCATCTGGAAGCTGGTAGTCATAAAGGCTGTTGAAGACATGGATCTTTCCTGATGATTCATCCATCCTTATTGACACCGTCTTCTCTGCTGAATCGATGTCAAAGAGAGATGTGATCTTCTTCATCTGTGTCTTGTGTATCGACGTCTGTGCGCCCTTCTCTGCAGACTTGATGATGCCATCGTACACATGGTCTCCAAGTGCAACAACATAATCAAGCTCAGTGCAGGCATTTATGATAGTTAGGCTATCTGATACGAACTTGACTTGTGAACAAAGTAGCGCATCCTTCTGCTTCTCACAGACGAATACAATCTCTATCTCACCATCAGGCAGAAGATCGATGTTCTTCATCACACGATCGATGTTGAAGAACGGCACCTTTATCACACTAGGTGGTTCCTTCTCAAAGGATCCAAAGCCATCAAGATCGATCTGACTCCTCTTGATGAATCCTCTATCAGGGGTGTACGTCTTTGACACCATCCTGTCTGAGTAGACCTCTATGAGAAGAGACTGGCTCACCTTCTTGAACTTCTCAAGAAAGTCTCTGAATTTTTCTATGTTTTCTGCGGTTAGAGTAAAGTTAGCACTAGCCATTTAAGTTTCCTTTTTATTGATTATACTTCTGTTTCTTCTTCTGGTTCTTCTTCAATTTCAAAGACTTCTATACCATCAGCGCTTTCGTGTTCAAACAATTGCTCAGCTGGCTTTATTCTCTTTCCTCGGAGCTCAAACTTCATTGAATTGACAACCTTGTCCTGCTCCTTCTGCTGCTTTATGAAGTCCTTGAGCTTCTGCTCCTGGATCTTTATGAGTTCAATCGTTCTTTCGACCTCTTCGTTTGAAAGCTGCCTGAGCTTTATTGAATCAAGCCTTGATGTTATTGGCTTCTCAAACTTTGTGAGGAACTGATCGATCTCATCGTCAGTCCTCTTCTTTGCAACCATGAACTTCAAGTACTCAAGCTTTGCCTTCAAATATGCAAGCTCAGCTGTTTCTTTCGACACCGTCCAATCAAGATGGAAAAGCTTTGTCCTCTCTATCTCATCCTTGAAGTCAAGAAGATAGTCCTCAAGCCTCTCATACTCGATGACAGTCTTGTTTCTCACAAAGACTATTGACTCATGGACTATGATCTTTGATGCCTTCTCTATCTGGTCTCTCACCTCGATCCATAGGTCCTTGTCTTCCTTAAGTGATACTGTTATCGTCAGATCGACCTCATCGGAACTGTTGTTGATGAAGTCAAAGTCAATGCCGTTGAGGATTCCACTGACCTTCTTGAGGAACGACTCAAACTTCACAAGAGGCGGAAGCGATGCGATCTTGATCTCTCTCTTCTCTTCTGATACCTTGACATCACCTTCAACGAGCCAGGTCTTGCTGTCTCCGTGCTTTGTGACCTTTCCAGTGAATCCTTTGAAGTAGGGATTTACAGACTTTCTTTTTCCATCAAAGAAGTCCTGTATGTCCTCTATCTTTCTAGGAAGTATCGTTGACTTGTAGCCAACAGCAATTCCCATGATCCCGCTCGAAAGACCAAAAGGAAGATCAACGACCATCTCGTCATAGAGGCCTTCTTCGTTCTTCTTGTTGAGGTGGTAGTACTTGTCAACGATCGACTTCATCTTTGGGTTCATCTTCACCGAAGTGTACCTTGCGCTTGCAGCGTTAGGAGACACCGGGCATCCAAAGAAACCGTCTCCTATCATTATCTGCTCTGAGCAATTGAATGGTCTTGCAAGCCTGTTGATCGTTGAAACAAGAGATGCATCTCCTGAGTGGTAGCCTGCAGATATGGCAGAGCCAACAACAGATAGGGTCTTGTTGAACGATGAAGGACAGTTGTCGATGAGTATCCTCTGGACGTTTGTCAGGGAATCATACCAGTTTGGAATCCCACGGGATTCAATGACGTACAGCGCGTATCGCCTATACCTTTCGTCTATCTGCCTTTTTATTGTTATGTCTGCCATGTGCTTTCTCTTTGGGTTTTTGTTTCTTATTCTTTTCTTCTCTGCCTGTTATGATATCGACAGCTTGCTTTGCAGTTATCTCTTCTCCAGAGATCGTGCCTCTTTTGAAGATGATGTTGCTAATTTTTCCATCAAGCGGAAGATCAATCCCTCTCTCGTCCTTTTCTCCATTCCATGCAAATGTAACGAATATCGATTCATCTCCTAGTATGCTGTAGTCATCTCCTTCAATGTAACCTGTCACAAGGTGCCACTTTGAGTCTCCGCCTGCATATTGGTTTGATGTCTTTGCCTTTAAGAGCACCTTTCCCTTTGGCTTCATTCTCAGATCTTTGAATCCATCATCAAGGTCTTTGTTGCTGTCTACTTCTCCAACTGCTTCAGTCCTTATCTTCTCAAGAACTTCATCTATGTCATTCGTTGAATAGATGCAATCAGGACCACGGACAACATACTTTGTTTTGTTCTTTTTTGGAACATCATAGATGTCAAGACTCAATACTCGTTTGTTTCCTTTTGTTCTCATTCATTGGCTTTCATTCGTATGACGGAGTTGTTTGTAGCCAATCTTTTCTCTTTTGGGCAGATGGTCCGAATGCAATGTCAAGATACCTAAGCGCCTGCGAATCCTCTCTGAACAGCTGTATGTCTATGTTCTTGAATATCCACTCCCAGTCCTGTATGTCGTTGCTACCAAGGCCCTTAAGGTATCTGACGTTCCTTGCCTTCTTTCCAGATGCAACGATCTTCTTGTACTGATCTATGCTGTATGCATAGCTTCTTCCCTTCCTGCCTTCTGTCTCATAGGATATGAGGGGCTTGACGAGAAGCCCAAGCTTCTTCTGCTTTATGACATATGGGAACCATCTGTAGAACAGGTTCAGGAGAAGTGATGCAATGTGCTCACCGTCAACGTCCTGGTCCGTTGCAATGATGATCTGCTTGAAGTCACATGTCTCCTTCTCTATGTCAAGGCCGAGGATGTTGATGAGGTCCATGATCTCCTGGTTTGATGTCAGGTCAGAAAGGCTCTGTGTGTTCTTGACCTTTCCTCTGAGGGCATAGACTGCATCGCCTTCCTTGTCCCTCTTCTGTGCAAGAGATCCTGCAGCAGATAGGCCCTCACAGAGGAAGATCCTGTTCTTCTTCTTTCCTGCTGGAAAGTACTTCTCACTGAACTTGATCGTGTTGTCCCTCTTTGCAGTCCTGATCTTCTTGAGCTCTCCCTTGTGCTGGTACTCTTCGATCGCCTTCTTGATCTTCAACTCAAGGTCGCTCTTTGAGAACTCCCTCTTCAGCTTCTTGATCAAAGGCTCAACGAAAGGCATGAGCTCCTCTCTCGTTGTGACGAACCTAGTCTTGTTCTGGTCTCCGAACCTCATGATCCTTGGTGGTACATTCAGTGTTATCACGGTCTCATAGAAGTTGTGTGCCTGCTCGTATCCTAGGATCTCATTCAGCATCTCGTGCATCACAAGCTCATGGATCTGCCTCTGTCCAGTGCTTGATGCCTGCGTTGCATTGACGAAGGATGCCCTTATCGATCCTGGGAACTTTGGATAGAGGCACACAGTTCCGACCTTGTGGGAAACGACCATTGCATCCTTTGGCATGAATGACTTCGGAAGGCTGACTTCCTTTCCGTCCCATTTGACTATGAACGGAACATCCTTCAGGACAGGATCAAACGAGAGGATCCACTTCCTGAATGCCATCTGTGTGATGATGTACTCCTTGTCCCATTTTGCACCCTTGAACACGTCCTTTCTTGGGATGAACTTTATTGTCGTTCCGGTGTCTGATCCCTTCTTTGTAGGCTTGTGGTCCTTTGACTTCGATGAGAAGTTCTCCCAGGTCTGTGTGTATGTGATGCTTGGGTTCACTGTCTCTATGCTGAACATGGACGAAAGCATGTTTGTCAGGGATATTCCCATCCCATTTGTTCCAACGATGTTCTCTTCGATGCCATCGTTGTTGAAGTTGCTACCAGCACGAAGCATTGAGACTGCGGTCTCAACCATTGACATTCCAGACTTTGGGTGGATCTTCTCTGCGTTCTTGAATCCTCCTCCTGTGTCTATTATCGTCGCACTGTTCTCCTTTGAGTTGAACTCAACGGTGATGTGCTTGACCTTTCCAGACTGCCTCTTTGCCTCATCAAACGCATTGTCTATTGCCTCATTGAGGATCTTATAGAATCCAACAGAAAGCATCTTTGTTTCCTCAACAATGAGGCCAGATTTTATGATTGGAACCCTTTCCTCAGATGGCTCAACGGAACCAACATATATGGTTGGTTTCCTCAAAACGTGCTCAAAATCTGAAAGAACTTCTATCTCTTTGTTGACTGACATGTGCTTTTATCTTTTTGATTGATGATTGAACAAATATACCAAAAGTCGGCAAATATATACAAAAAAATTCTGGATGTTAACTACCGAGCAGATCATAAACGCCCTTCAGAAGAAGCTCCTGGGCAGAGTAGCAGACACAGACCCAAACGCACAAGTATTTGAAGAAACAATATCATCGGCAATACGTGTTGATATTGGTCAGGTTTGGGCAAAGTCCGATCTCATACCTTCAACAAATCCGCTCAGCGCTCCATCTTTTGGAGATGGAAGCATATACTCTGATGATGGATACGACATCATACAGAAGAAGGAAAAGGCACCGCTGGACTTCATTGAAGGCTCTGCGTATGCATTTCAGTCTCCATCCATATCAAGGATCATATATCAGCCTGGATACGAAGTTACCCTTTGGGCGCTTTCTGATTCAAGCCTTGATCCAAACAATCCAAACAACTACACAGTTGAGATAGCCCAGGGGGTAAACACTGACTACATAATAGACCCTGACAGCGGCGTCATACTGTTTCTAAATGGACTTCCTGACAACGTTGATGCAACTCATCCTCCAAGGATAAGCTGCTACCTTTACATAGGCCCATTGGGATTTGAGATTGCTCAAGGTCCAACCGGTCCGTCAGGGGGCCCAACAGGACCTGTAGGATCGACGGGCGTCACAGGACCTATCGGTCCTACCGGACCTACAGGAGCAGGAATAACGGGTCCAACTGGCGCTGGAGCACAGGGTTCACAAGGACCTGTTGGTCCTTCAGGAGGACCAACAGGATCATCTGGAACACAGGGGCCTCAAGGAGCACAGGGACTACAGGGAGCAAAGGGTGTTCAAGGGCTCCAAGGGCTTCAGGGACTTCAAGGCCTTCAGGGAAGACAGGGACTGCAAGGCACACAGGGCACACAGGGAACCCAAGGCTTCACAGGAAATGCAGGCGCGCAAGGCCTTCAAGGACGCCAAGGCGTGCAAGGGCCTGAAGGTGACATAGGACCTACTGGATCAGATGGTTATCAAGGCTCACAGGGACTGCAAGGCCTTCAGGGCCAAACAGGAATCCAAGGCATGCAAGGCCTTCAGGGATTCCAAGGCGCGCAGGGAATAACAGGAGACCAAGGAGCGCAAGGGCTTCAAGGGCTTCAAGGACAAACAGGACCACAGGGACTTCAGGGAATAACTGGAGCAGGCAGCGATGGTGCGCAGGGCCTTCAGGGCCTTCAGGGACGACAAGGAACACAAGGTACACAGGGAACGCAGGGCTTTGGCGGGGCTATAGGATACTATGGATACTTCTTGGATCTAAACGATCAGCCAAACAACAGTGTGCTTAGCCCAAACGTTATCACTTATGACACAACAATAGACTCGAGCGGTATCTCAGTGCAGAACAACTCTGAGATCACATTCAGCTATCCTGGGGTATACAATGTTCAATTCTCTTTCCAGGTAGATAAGACCGACGGTGGAGTTGATTCAATAGACATATGGCTTTCACAGAACGGAAGTAATGTTAGTAACTCTAATACAAGGTTGAGTCTTACCGAGGCAAATGATAAGAAGGTTGCTGCATGGAACTTCATTGTCACAACCACGACAGAAAATGAATACGTTGAAATATACTGGTATTCTGCAGATGTTGACATGCGACTGCATTATCTAGGAGCGCAGTCAACTCCTACAAGGCCAGCAACTCCTTCAGTCATACTCAGTGCACAACAGATCATGTACACACAGGTAGGACCGCAAGGACTACAAGGCGTTCAAGGCCTTCAGGGTCTTCAAGGAGTTCAAGGTGCTCAAGGTGCTCAAGGTGCTCAAGGCAACCAGGGAAATCAAGGCGTTCAAGGGGTGCAAGGAAACCAAGGAAACCAAGGAAACCAGGGGGTTCAAGGGGTGCAAGGCCTTCAGGGTTTAACTGGAGCAGGCGTACAAGGCATGCAAGGTCTTCAAGGTAATCAAGGAGCTCAAGGCATTCAGGGTTTAACCGGTGCTGGTGTTCAGGGCATGCAAGGAAACCAAGGAATTGACGGTCCACAAGGACTTCAAGGAACGCAAGGACTGCAGGGTCGTCAAGGAGCATCTGGCTCAAATGGTCTTACTGGATCTCAAGGTATGCAAGGCATGCAGGGATCACAAGGAACGCAAGGCCTTCAAGGAAGACAAGGTGGAGTTGGTGATTTTGGTCCACAGGGATTCCAGGGACTTCAAGGTCACCAAGGTATACAAGGCATTCAAGGAGTTCAAGGCCTTCAAGGAAACCAAGGTTTGACTGGAGCTGGAGTTCAAGGTATGCAAGGCTTACAAGGAAACCAAGGAGTACAAGGAAACCAAGGAAATCAAGGTGTTCAGGGAACACAAGGCATTCAAGGAATTCAAGGCCTACAAGGAAACCAGGGGGCACAAGGAGCACAAGGAGCACAAGGTGTTCAGGGTCTTCAAGGCAACCAAGGAAATCAAGGAGTTCAAGGCACACAGGGGACTCAAGGTGCTCAAGGTGTTCAGGGTCTTCAAGGCAACCAAGGAAATCAAGGCATTCAGGGAACGCAAGGCGTTCAAGGTGCTCAAGGCAACCAAGGAAATCAGGGAGTCCAAGGAACACAAGGAACACAAGGTTTACAAGGTCTTCAAGGAAGACAGGGCAACCAAGGAAACCAAGGCGTTCAAGGCACACAGGGGTCACAGGGTCTTCAAGGCAACCAAGGAAATCAAGGCGTTCAGGGAACGCAAGGTGCTCAAGGCAACCAAGGAAATCAAGGAGTCCAAGGGACACAAGGCGTTCAAGGTGCTCAAGGCAACCAAGGAGTTCAGGGAACACAAGGCCTTCAAGGTCTTCAAGGAAGACAGGGCAACCAAGGAAATCAAGGCGTTCAAGGCACACAGGGGACTCAAGGTGCACAAGGTGTTCAGGGTCTTCAAGGCAATCAGGGTGTTCAGGGTGCACAAGGTGCACAAGGTAATCAAGGAGTCCAAGGGACACAGGGAACGCAGGGGACACAGGGATTGCAAGGCAACCAAGGAAATCAAGGCGTTCAGGGAACGCAAGGTGCTCAAGGCAACCAAGGAAATCAAGGAGTCCAAGGGACACAGGGAACGCAGGGGACACAGGGATTGCAAGGCAACCAAGGAGTTCAAGGTGCACAAGGCGTTCAAGGTCTTCAGGGCAACCAAGGCGTTCAAGGTCTTCAGGGCAACCAAGGAGTTCAAGGTGCACAAGGTACACAAGGAGTTCAAGGTAATCAAGGCGTTCAGGGCACACAAGGAGTACAAGGACTTCAAGGTACACAAGGCACACAAGGAAATCAAGGAAACCAGGGCGTTCAGGGAATGCAAGGAAACCAAGGTACACAAGGCGCTCAAGGTGTTCAGGGTCTTACGGGTGCAGGCGTCCAGGGCATGCAAGGTGTTCAAGGAAACCAAGGCGTTCAAGGTCTTACTGGCGCAGGCGTGCAAGGCATTCAAGGCCTACAAGGCAATACGGGAATCCAAGGTCTGCAAGGCCTACAGGGATCACAAGGTCTTCAAGGATCAAACGGAAACATTGGTCCTCAAGGCCTACAAGGATTCCAGGGCAGACAGGGAACACAAGGAACACAAGGCCTACAAGGATTCCAAGGCCTGCAAGGCCTACAAGGATTCCAAGGAATACAGGGTTATCAGGGTCTTGGAACACAAGGAATACAAGGTATACAGGGATCTCCTGGCACAGTTCTCACTCTTGCCGCAGGAAGTTATGTTCCTACAGTAGCAGCAACAGGTCTATGGGTTCCAGATGCCATAGCTGGACAATGTTTCCAATACATGAGAGTGGGAAATGTGGTAACAGTAAGTGGTGAAGTCTTAATTGATGCAGCAGCTGCAGGAGAAGCAAGATTTTATGTAACTTTACCTGTTGCTTCTGATCTATCAGGCTCATGTCAATTGGCTGGAACTGCAGCTACTGAATATGGCTATGTTCCTGGAGGAAATGGTGTAACTCCAGCAAGAGTATACGGAGACGCAGCAAACGATAGAGCATTGGTTGAATTTTATAACCCAGGAAATTTAACATATAGAATGTCACTTCATTTTACTTATCTCGTATCTTAATAAAAAAATCATAGAGCTTGTCTGCTGTAGATCTATTTAGGTCGGGACCAATAACAAACCCGCAGCCTGTAAAGGTTCGATTGGATTATCCAAACTTTGGAGATCTTTCCGGGGGTGCCGTCCTAGTCTACTTTGGATACGTGCCAGAGACAAACCCACTTTCTTCCGGATCTTTCGGCGACGGTTCAATATATCAATACAATTCTCTAGATATAGTAGAGAAGATAGAACTACAGGAACTTTCAACAGTTGAAACGAGCCCGTACGCATTCACTGATGCTAGGCTGACACATGTCATACCAAATAACTATGGAACAGGATACGACCCCATAGTTTACCTTCCTGATGCGAATGACAACTACACGATCGTGATGGATCCGAGGTTGTACACGCTATTCTACTACCCCGATGAGGATAGCTTTGTGCTCTACTTTAGCATGAAGCCTTCCGAGCTTGCATACGATTCTTCAGGCATGCCAACAAAGATGCCAAAGATAACGTGTTACAAATACGTATCGATAGTTGGTTTAGAAAACTTCATCCCAGCAGGATCAGGACTTCAAGGCTTTCAGGGCATCCAAGGTCTACAAGGTTCTGGCGTTCAGGGCAATCAAGGAAATCAAGGGGTTCAGGGAACACAGGGAACGCAAGGCAATCAAGGTGCGACGGGCGCAACAGGCGCTGGCGTTCAGGGCATGCAGGGTCTTCAAGGAAGACAAGGGAACCAAGGCGTTCAGGGAACACAAGGTGTAACAGGTGCAGGGTTCCAGGGATTTCAAGGAAACCAAGGAAATCAGGGCAACCAAGGTGTTCAGGGGGAAATAGGCGCTGGCGTTCAGGGCATGCAGGGAACACAAGGCCTCCAAGGACTGCAAGGTTCAGGCGTACAAGGTGTCCAGGGCACACAAGGAGCACAAGGAAACCAGGGTAACCAGGGAGTTCAAGGAACGCAAGGTCTTCAAGGCCTTCAGGGAAGGCAAGGCAACCAGGGTAACCAGGGAGTCCAAGGGGCACAGGGTGTTCAGGGAACACAAGGTCTGCAAGGTGTTACAGGTTCAAATGGAACACAAGGCATTCAAGGTCTTCAGGGAACCCAAGGAACACAGGGCACACAAGGCCTTCAAGGCAATCAGGGAGTCCAAGGGACACAGGGAACTCAGGGAACTGCAGGAACAAATGGAACACAAGGCCTTCAGGGTCTGCAGGGTGCACAAGGCAACCAAGGAAATCAAGGTGTTCAGGGAACTCAGGGAACTGCAGGAACAAATGGAACACAAGGCCTTCAGGGTCTGCAGGGTGCACAAGGTGCACAGGGAGTTCAAGGAACACAAGGTGCCCAAGGAAATCAGGGAGTTCAAGGAACACAAGGCCTTCAGGGTCTGCAGGGTGCACAAGGCAACCAAGGAAATCAAGGTGTTCAGGGAACTCAGGGAACTGCAGGAACAAATGGAACACAAGGCCTTCAGGGTCTGCAGGGTGCACAAGGTGCACAGGGAGTTCAAGGAACACAAGGTGCCCAAGGAAATCAGGGAGTTCAAGGAACACAAGGCCTTCAGGGTCTGCAGGGTGCACAAGGCAACCAAGGAAATCAAGGTGTTCAGGGAACTCAGGGAACTGCAGGAACAAATGGAACACAAGGCCTTCAGGGTCTGCAGGGTGCACAAG